TTCGCGTATAACTCTCGCCTCAATATTGCAAACATAAAGAAAATGTTGTTTTCTGGCTATAACGCGGCATCTGTATTTTGTTATACAGATGGATATGTCGGCAATTGGAATGATGAGCACATGCCCCCTACATACTTTGACGACAAGGCTGCCTATTCTGTATACATTTACATCAAGCAGGACGGCAGGGATATTATAGTGAGAGGGGGTGCATATCAATTGGGCAACTATGATACTCCTATGTTGTTCATATACTATCCTAATGTCAATGCTTACAAGGCTGTCATTGTAAAGTCGTACGTTTGGAGTTCACCATACGAGGTGCAGCTCGAGCAGCATGGTTTCCTTAATGGTTCATTCTATTTTGGAGGTTGGGACAATCCAGAACAGAAAGGTACAACTCCCACCGTATCGAGCATTTCCGACCGCACAATAGATGTCCCCAACAAAATCTACACCTCCGAGGTCAACAACCCCTTCTACTTCCCGGTACTTGGTATCAACACCGTTGGCACGGGAGAGATTAAGGGCATCTGTTCTGCAGCAAAGGCTCTTTCTGAAGGACAGTTCGGTCAGTTTCCTCTCTATGCCTTCACCTCTGAGGGTGTATGGGCGTTAGAGGTTTCGTCTACTGGCACCTATTCTGCCAAGCAGCCCATCACGCGCGACGTGTGCATCAATCCCGACGGCATCACACAGCTTGACTCCGCTGTTCTCTTCCCAACCGACCGCGGCATAATGCTGATCAGCGGCTCGCAGACGCAGTGCATATCCGAAGCCATCAACTCCGAATATCCGTTCGATGCGCTCCGGCTTCCCGGGTTCGACAAGCTGCACACCATGCTCGGACATGAACCTGCAACAGACAAGTGCTTGCCTACGCTATCGTTCACCAAGTTTTTGAAGCAGTGCCGGATGCTATACGACTATGTTCATCAGCGCGTCATTGTCTATGCGCCCGGTATCACATACGCCTATGTGTTCTCGCTGAAGACAAATCAATGGGGAATGATGTTCTCTAACATCGTCTCACACCTCAATTCATATCCGGATGCACTGGCCATGGACACAAAAAATGCTGTACTCAACTTCTCTGTCCCAATAACGGATACCGTCAAATGCCTGTACGTCACACGCCCTCTCAAGCTTGAAGCGGCAAACGTATTGAAGACTGTCGCCAGTGTCATACAGCGTGGACTGTTCCGCAAAGGGAACGTATCCACGGCCCTCTACGGTTCGCGCGACTTGCAGAACTGGCACCTTGTATGGTCAAGTAAAGACAATTACCTACAGGGCTTCCGTGGCTCTCCTTACAAGTATTTCCGAATTGCCGGTGTAGCCACACTCTCACCAAATGAAAACATCTACGGCGCGTCAGTCGAGTTCACACCTCGACAAACCAACAAGCCGAGATAAAGAAGATATTATTAGGTTTAGTTATTTATTAAGGTTAGATTGTTTTAGGTAACTATGAAAAGAGCCGGGATGCGTGATGCACCTCGGCTCTTGTCTTTATTATCCTAACCAATGTTGCCTGATACGCTTCCTCTCCATTCTTGAATGGATGGAGGTGCGTATTTCTTGCTCTGCCTCAGCAGCCTTGGCAAGCCACGTCTCCGACTTCGACGGATTAGTTATGCTTAGCCAGTCGGCCACGCCTCGGCACACAAGGTATTCATGTATCAGCCTTTCCACATAGGTCAGCGTGGTTTGCGAAATAGTGTTGGGCACACTCATGTTTATATGATATTGCTCCCTCTCCTTTAGCTTGTCGTCAAGACAGAGTTTGACGATTTCCTTCTTTGACCAAGGGTAAAGTATTTCCCGGCACATGGAGATACCCAAATCCAGCACTCTTGTCACCCGGTCCACATTGCCCTCCTCGCCAACGTCAGCCACCATGTGCTTGGCGTGCTCGGTTTCCGGAGCCATTACATGGCTCTCCACATAGGCATTGTTCTTGATGTCATAGAGCAGCTGTTCTCGCTCGAAGGTAAGCTTTACCTTTAGCTTCGCTCCCTCATTCTCTATGCAGCAGCTCATAAGCCCTCCTCCTTAGTCTGTTGGACGCTTCGGGCGGCTACGCTTGCTCACTGCCTGTTGGATGCTTAGCAAACTTCTCTGTGCAAGGGCAATGTACTGTTCAGCGTCTGCCTTGTTTGTCACCATGTACCACTCGGCGATGGCAGAGTTCTTCAGGTAATCGTGGATAGCCTCGCCTACACCGGTGGTTGCAGCCTCGTTGAAGTTGCTCGGCATTGTGAGGTTAAGCGTCAGGTCTGTGCTGCCGTCATAGTGGCTGTTGTCTGTGGTTGTGCCGTCCTCGTTGAGATAGTCTGACAATTCTGTCTTCACCTCGGCAAAGCCTTTCTTGATAGAGCGAAGTATCTTCTCGCGGTTTTCTTCGTCCTCAGAGGCAAACATGCTCGCCACCTCCTTGTGGTTGTCCTTGTTCTGGATAGTACGGCCACGCAAGAAGGTCTCGTTCATGATGTCGAAGAGAAGCCACGAAATTTTGATGGTTGCCGTCACGCTCTTCTTGGCACCTAATGTCTTTTCTTGTCCTTCCATGTCAATAAAATATTATTTGTTAGTCACTCGGACGGGTCGGTCTCTTGCGGCTGTATAGCAGACGTTCCGCACCGTCCATCATTTCTCCGGCTTGGTTGAAGTAGTCAGCGGCTTCGCCCTTGTTGGCCAGCTTGAACCACTGGGCGATGATTGAGGCAATGAAGAAGTTGCGAAGGGCCGACTGTACATTGTCCTTCATCCCTTTGTCAAACGACTTGCTCACCTCCAGCACGGCTTCGTAGCCTGTCCTCGTCGCAAGCGACGGAACAACGATGCTCTGTACCTCCACATCTTTAGGTTGTTGTATGGGTGGAATAGGAGTTATCGTTACAAGTATCTGCTTCGTAGCTCCGCTCACGATCATCTCTTTCAGCCTCTCATTGGTGGCAAGCACCGACTCCTCCCAAAACCTGCCGAGATCTGAAAGGTCGCTGTCCGTGGCGAGGATGCGGTCTCGCGCTCCATCGTCGCCGTCTATCAGCTTCGCGCCTGTGTAGTCGGTAGCCTTTGCCACCTCTTCATACACGTCGTCCTTGAATATCTGTACGGTGATTGTCTCCATGTCAGAATGAAATTAGTGAATACGTTAGTCCGATGCCTATATATGGCTGCATACCTTGTTTGCCGAAGCCGTAACCTGCCGTCACACCGATATGCCATTTCTTAGGAGGCTGCTTAATCTTGCGCGTTACATACTCATGCTTGGGATATACATAGATGCTGTCAAGCTGCACGTCATATCCGCTCACCCATGCCGTATAGTCACTGCTTTTATACATCTTTTGGATGATGGGGATAGTAACCTCCGTACTGTCACGCACATCTGCCGCATCGTTTTGTGTACAGCTTTCTGCCGGTTGTGTGTCCGCACGGATAGATGGCTGCGCCTTGTCACTCTTGGGAAGGGTCACGGTCTTGTACGTCAACACCAAACTGTCCTTGGGTACTGGCTTATAGTAAGGTATGGTGTCAATCACAGTGTCACGCACCACATCTGCAGGTTCATAATCTTTGCTGTAGCCTCCGCAATGCACGATGCCCACCAGACAGACGATGCCAACAACCACACCTAACATTGCCCACAAAAAGCCTAAAATCTTCTTATCCATAATAGTCTTTGATAAATTCAACAATAGCGTTCACATGCACGGCTGTCACCTTCTCCTTGCCTTCCTCACTCAACAGCAGGTCAACGTCTTCTTTGTTGTCTTGGAAAAGGTTCTCCGTCAACACTGCAGGGCAGTTCGTGTCTCTACAGATAGCAAGGTTCTGGGCGATGTACTTGGCATAGGGCACACAACGGTTGCCTTTCAGTCCTTGAAGTATTGCTTCGTTCCAAAGATACTGCGCCAAGGCCTTGCTCTTTGCGGATGCGTTCATGCCTACATGGGCAGAAAAGCCTCGCGCCTCATGCCATTTGCCGTCGCCTCCTGCTGCATTGTTGTGGATCGAGACAAGCAGTACGTTCTTGGTGCCTACTTTCTTGCAGATGTCGTTCACACGCTTGCAGCGTACAGACAGTGCAACGTCCTGCTCCTCTTCCACAACACGCTCTGCATTGTAGCCCATGCCGCGAAGCTCGGTCATAACTCGGGTTGCAATCTCTCTTGCATAGGCATATTCACGCAAACGACCATCAGGCGATTGCTTGCCTTTAGTGTTCACCCCATGCCCATTGTCGATTAGAATTTTAATCATAATATATAATTTGCTTAGAAAGTTGTAGAAATCTGTATATAATTTTACGCAAAAGTTGTATTTATGCGTTCAACCTTTGGTAAAAGTCTGTCTTGATATTATCATACGCAAGTTTAATGTTAGTATAAGCACGAGCATTGTTTGCGCCATCTTCATTATAAATCTCACCTTCAACAATCTTCGCCACGTCCTCCACCCATTCCGAACTGCAAAACTCTGAAATGGATTTACCTCGATATGTGAAAGAGTCGAAGCGCGAGTTGCGGTCGTTGTGTATAACGAGCAACGACTTGCGTATCTTCGCTGCTGTCGCTTCGTGGTCTATGATGTGGTTCTCTTCTCTTACACGCTTGATAAGTCGGCACACCTGCTCAATGCTGAGGTCGAAAGCAAAACCTGTAAGGTTGCGGATGCGTAACAATGTCTCCGGGCGAAGACCCTCTGATATGTCTTGCAGCATGTCGTTCTGCTTACGTGTCTCTTCGGCAAGGTTGTGCATACTGTCCTTCTGGTCTTGCATCATCTGTTCGATGATGCTCTTGAACCAACGGAAGAGGGCCACCATCATAGCTGCGGAAAGGAGAAGGAATAAGGCTGCTGTTATTGCCATCATGCCATAGTCGCTAATACCTTTAGCCACCTGCGTAATTTGACTTACATCGTTCATTTCCCTGTCAGTGTTACTCTTATCAAGCGTCCTACAACTACTCCGGCCATCGTACAACCGATGTCAACCCAATCCCATTTGCCGCCATACAACTTGTCTTTAAGTTCCAAGGCTCCGGCTACACCAGCTCCGGCATACAGCGCACAGTAGGTATCATCAGCTCCCAAGCCGATGAGAACGCCGCCTATGATATGTCTGCAGCGGTTGCTGGATTTTAACCATGTAATAATCTTTTTCATTGCCATTATGATTTTATGTTCTTGGCAAATTTAGCGATTTAACCGGTGAACGTCGTTTTAACTATTGTAGCACAAAAAAAGAGGAGCAAGATTTCTCCTGTTCCTCTTATTGATAATGTTGTGATTACATGTCAAACACATCCCAATCTACATTGTCCTTCTCCTTCCATCCGTTCCTGATGGTTTCAAGAATGAAACATGCAGCGGCCTCGCTGAACTTCTTGAACTCGTCTCGCGTCTGGAAGGTATGATAGATTGGTGTAGCGTCAGCCTTCTCGTTGAGCTTCAACGTAAGTGGGAATGTAACACTTTCGTTGTTCTCAATAGAGGCAAAGTTACGCTGCTTCTCGTCTGTGAGCCAAACCTTGATGCCCTCATACTCAAACTGATTAACAATCTTGTCTTTGGTCTCTGCGTCTATCGTAGCCCAAACAAGTTTCTTTATCTCGTCAAGCGTGGGCTTGTGCGTGAACGTATGGCGGTATTCGTATGTACCGCTCTCTGTTTCATACAGACCGAAATAGAGCAGCCATTTATTCTTGCCTACTCGTTGCAGTCCGTCCTGACGTTTGGTTGTGCCGTATATCTTTTCCATTGTCGCTATGATTTTGTTGAGGCAAAGATATAGTATGCAGCCCAATTCACGCTTTTATCTTTAGTGAGTCGCTTTAGGTGAAGTTATACTTTCGCTTGCTGCCGTCAAACAGTTCACATTTGATAATGCTCTCAAACGGAAAGCCGTCCTCAATGTCGCTAATCTGATCGAGTATGCCCTTCATTTCCTGCGAGGCGGTGAAGAACTTACCCCATTCCTTTGTTGCCGGATTACGGAACGATACAAGATAACGGTCTTCACCTTCTTTTGTGTCGATACCAACTTCAAAATCGTGGATTTCAATAGGGATGTTCACGATGTCACCCAAGCGTGTCACCTTACCCGGAAAACGCTTCTTTCCGTCTGCTGGCTTATAGGTCACGCCCATTTCTGAAAATTTCTTCATGTTTTTACCTGTTAATATATAATATAAATGCTGGCAGTCCGCATGACATGCCATTCCTTTGAACGAGCCTATAATTTGTTGCCTTCGCTTTCTCGACTTTATCTTGGCGAGTTTCCTCGCAGCGTTTACCTTTGTGCGCTTGCGTATTCGTGAGTGGTCACCATAATCAATATAACCCAGTGCATCCATTCCTGCACTCACTGGAGCAACCTTCTCGCTCGGCTTGATTATCAGATTGTAGGGTTTACTTAGCCTATGCAGTGTGTCCCTGTGTTTCCACAACTCTTTTTTGTTGTCTCCATATATGTATATGTCGTCACAAAAGCGGTTGTAGTTATCCTTTCCACACTCCTCTATCATGGCATGGTCAATGTCATTGTGGTACAGGTTGCCGAAGAACTGCGAGGAGCGTAGTCCCTTGCTGATGCCTACGTTGCCATCCGGGTGCAATACCTTAACGAAGTCTATTAGTATGGGGAGTAATATCGGGTCGGCTATATACTGCTTTATGATGTCAATCATCTTGTCGTGCAGTATGTGGTCATAATAACCTTTATAGTCGCTTTGATAATAATATATAAGGTCGGGGTTCTCGGCTCTCACTTCCTGCATCTTGTGGAATAGTCCGTGTGGGCCGCGTCCTTCTATCGAAGCTGCCGTGTTTTCTATTAGCAATGGCGAAAGGTGTTTCTCCACAATCTCCATGATGGCATTGCAGCCTATACGTTTCACAACAGGAGGCGCTTGAACCATTCTTCTCTTCGGACCATCGTCCACCTCAAACGAAGACAGACGCTCAACACGAAATGTGCCATTGCCTATTTGTTCTTTCAGCTCGGCAATAATTTCTTTCTTGCGCTTCATATAGCGCACCATGCGTGGAGTACATTCCACACCATCTATAACAACCTTCTCCCTCCATTTTATTCCGCTTCGCGTGTCGGCGTTATGAAGGTTCGACATGACACGCTTGAACGAGCGTTCCATGTTTTCGTCCGAAATGATTTCCGGGATGAGGTTATATAAAGGAAAACAGATAGAAGTTGGAGCTTCTACCTGTCCTAATAAGTCTTCCAGTTGATTGACAGCCTTCCTGTCCTGTGGGGAGTTGACGCACTCCCCACATGTGGTTAATGTCGTGTTCCGGCTTTCCATATTTTTGTTATGCTTTTGCCGAGGCTCTAACCCCTCGGAGTGTGGTTGTGACAATCCCGTGCCACGTCAGAGGCCTCCGATTATTGTTAACCTTAGAATTTGAGCCGACCACCGTAGTTCGTGTTCGAGTTCGAAGAAGCGTTGTTCGCGTTCGCATAAGCGAGACCGCTGTTCGCATTCGAGTTGTTGCCAGACCGCAGAACACAGCGGCGCGTGGGATTTTCTGCCTGCCCTTAGCGATAGGGCGGTGCAAAATTAACATAAATAATTGAAAATACCTTCATTCTCAGTTGTAAAATTCGCTGCGCTACGCGCAGATAGTTACCTTTTTCAACACCGGTCGCAAACAAGGAGAGGGAGCAGCCGCTTGTGGCGGCTCTCCCTCTGACGCTTTTTTCGTGGCTTCGCTTGCCGCTTATCCGACTATGACGAATTTTCCGCGGAAGGCGAGCCGACCACCGCAGCTCGTGTCCGAGTACGAAGAAGCGTAGTTCGCGTACGCAAAAGCGAGACCGCTGTGCGCACTCGAGTAGTAGCCAGACCGCAGAACACAGCGGCCTCTACTGCCCGGGAACCATACTCCGGCTGCATAGTGTGTAGTGTATTTGCTGGTGTCTGTCTGATGCACCTTGCTTGGCAAGATGTCACACTTGGCACCATGCACCACTCTTACTACACAGTTACCTCCGCTGTTCACACTCTGTACGGTTCGCTCCGTCTTCTTAATCGGGTCGAAGATGTGGAACACGTAATCTACAGGATCATCGTTCGTCTCCACGCAACGGTTCTTATAGAACGTCTCGTAGCTCTTCACATTTCCTGCAATGTAGTCCATCCATTCACTGTCACAGCCCACATAGTGTTTGAGTCCCATGATTGAGTTCATGGAGTTGCCCACATACGATGTGTCCGCCATGCCGATGTCGTCACGACTGTTGAGTGTGCTGTCATGTGCACCATTGCCCACAACAGACTGCTCATCGGTCGTTCCATGGGTCGCCCACCACAGGTTACTGATTTCCTTGTGCTGCTCATAGTCTTGGAGTTGGTAGCCATCTCCGCGCATGTGCGCACTATTCTGGAAATCCTTGCCTGTGTAGTGTATTGTCCCTGTCGGCATTTCGGTCGGGTTACCGTCCGTGTCGTATGCCCATTCTGCAGAGGTCTGTGAAGTGCCGTCACCTTTCTTCGAACGTACAGCACCTGATATGCTGCGAGGTCGTTTCAGTCCGTCAATAGTGATGGGGTATGTTCCCACAAGACTGTCGAACTCACCAACGGTGTGCTCAGTCCATTCTGGTTCTATTGCCTCTATATGCTCGCTGTCAACAGCAAGACACTTTATGTCGCCAATGTCACGATACGAAGTGAAGTATATCCACTTAGCACCGTTTGGCACATCGCAGAACACATAGTTACCGATTGAGAAGTCGAAGTAAGCGTGACTCACCATCATAATGAACTTGCCCACTATCTTGCCGTTTGCATCCGTAAAGACGGCACCAAGACGAGCGTGGTTAAGTCCCGGCCATCTTACCTGCTTCATGCCCTCAACGTCCATACGGTAGACATTCGCATTGGCTGCTGTGGCAATAATATTATCGCCAACTGTCTCGCCAACTGTTGCCTCGTCAGCATACACGCCTGTATTTTCTGCATAGAGCAGCTCAGAAAGCAATGCCTCCTTGCGGTTGTTTACAGTCGATAACGGCTCATTATCTGTAATTGAGTTAAAGTGATACTTTACTTGGTTCTTGTAGTCGTTCACGCCCTTGTACCAATAATGAGGCAAGTGGTGGAAGATGTCAAAGCCTTCACCTGCGCTGTCGCTCACATCGAAGCTCTCACCATTAGCAAGTTTATTGAAGTCTGCATCGCTCAATTGCACACCCTCCATCTGTTTCAACTTGGAGTTGTATGTACACTTGTAAGCATGGGTGTCCTGCAATATCTTCAATGTATGGCCGCTTGCCACAAAGCTCTTATCGTAATCGGCTCCTGTCTGGTTCTCGGGGTTGCTGTACTTCTCGCAGAAGTCACCGCTCACCACATCGTCTATCTTTATGACAGAGAATTGCGAGTTTATAACTTCAAGGTTCGGGAAGTAACGCTTCAGCTCCGCAATCTCACTCTCCTCTGAAAGTAGGGTCAGGATCCATCTGCCTATCAGTCCGCTACACTGGCCGCTCTCGTCATAGTCTGCTCCGTTTGCGTCTATGCCTACGGCTCCATTGTTCTTGATGGCTCGCAGCAGCTCAACGCTTTCCGTAGCAGCAAGGCCGGCTATGCGTACACTCTTCAGCGCACTGGCCGTGGTTACCTCTCGCAGCAGCGTCATGGCATCTATCTTCGGGCTTCCGTCCAAAAACAGCTTCGTCACCTTAGCCATTCCGTCAATGGTCAAACCACCGGGGTAGGTCAGATTAGGAAGGTTCTTGAAGTACAGAGTTGTCATTGTACCGGGAAGGTGCAGCGTATCAATAGGCGAACTCTCTGCAAGTGTGATGGACTTCAACAGACTGCCTTCTGCCAACACCTTTCTTAGGCGAGGACACAGCGAGGCGTTCACGTCGGTGATCATCGTGTTCCTGATGTCTATCTCTTCCAAGAAAGGCATCTGTCCTAAGTTCAGCGTGCTCAGAATGTCCGTGGTATAAGCTGGAGTATATCCTTCACCGCCAATGACAAGCTTGCGCAGTAAGGTGCACTCGCTAAGCATCCAGTTTGAATTCTTAGGAGAACAGCCGCTGATGTCAAGCTCGCTTATCTTGTCTGCACCGAAGATGTAGATGAGCTTTCCGCCTTCTCCTGCTGCAACCTCTGTAAAGGTGTGACTCTCACCTTCCTTTAGATAGCAACTGTACTTGGCTGACGAGGTGGAGTCCACGCCCATGGCGAAGTAACCGTCCTGTGCTGCCGTTATCTTCACCGTGATGGGTCCCATAACACGGTCTTGGAAGAAATGACGGAACAGATCACCAGTCTGGAAGTAGCCGTCTCTGTATGCGAAACGCTTGCGCTGGAAGGCTGGCAGACTCTCCAGTCGCAGACCATGCAAGGCAGGATAGTGGTTGTCGGCAGCGGTAGCTGTTTCTATATACTTGCGCTCTCCGTCAAACGAACTTACCACCTTTGGCCATCTCAAGATGCGGTCTATCATCCAGTAACGGTAGCAGCCGTCAGTAGAGAAGATTTCAAGGCCGGCCTTGGTCTTCGTGGCACGCATCTTTGCCGCTGTGTCATGAAGAGTCAGCGTCTCCGTACCTGCATCATCAAGCCATACACCTTCGCCTCTGTCAAACAAGGCATAGCTCTGTTGGAACATTACGCCATCCCATCCTTGATACAGATGGCTCGCTGCTCCGTCCATATCCCAAGGTATGGTCAGGTAGCAGTCGTTGTCTGCCTCGTCACATGAGTCACCGTCATACCAGTGGTTGAAGTAGTAGCGCATGCTGCCGTCGGTCTCCAAGTAAACAGCAATCATCATGTTCTTGGCTCGCTGGTCCACGGTGGCTTTGTAGTCGCTCGCCACAACATAGCAGTGAGTTGAATGGGGAGAGTAATACTTGTGCATTTCCTGCTGCCATTTCTTCCTGCGGTTCTCCTTGGTACCGGCTACGGTCTTGCCACCAAGGGTAATGGTTGTGCTTGCACCGGCTCCGTTGAATACCTTTTCGCTGCCATCAGGGTTCTTGGCGGCGTTCTCTTCGGCATTGTCGGTCAAATTCTGGTTACACTGCTGACAGAAGGCCAACTCTCTATACAGCTGGTACGGAACTTTCTTGCCCGACGCATACAGGGCGTTCAAGTCGTCGTCGTCAGGGTAGCGCATTTCGTAATATGTGCTCCACACTGGAACATCGCCATCGTCGGTGTGCAGCGTCTTTAGCATATCGTCCACGCTGTTCACGCCCTGCTGCCAACAGAACTCTTGATACTGTCTGTATTCGTAGCACTCCACAGGGTTCAGCACGCGACCTTGCACACTCCATTTCTTAGTGGCATTGTCATAAGTCATGGTGCCTGTGGTGTCCTTCCATGCTCCTCCTTTATACTGCACATACTTTCCGTCTGAGGTCTTATAGGCTGTTCCCCAATCGTAGTTCTTTACGTTGTCTGCCTGTACCTCGGTAAGTGTCTTGCCAAGCACATGACTGTCTTCCACGGCTACCTCACCTATCTCTGTCATGGTTCCGGTTCCATCGTTCTCGATGAAGCGTGTTTCCGGACCACAAAACTCACTCAGCATATACAGCGTACCCGGTATCAATGAGCTTGTGTCCGCAAGCACACTGGCTTTGTAGGTGTCAATGGGCGTATCTCTCGGAGCTACCATTTCCTTGAAGTCGCCATAGTTAACACAACCGTAATTATATCCCTTAACGTCCTCAAAACCGAAGAAGTGGGGATTACCCTTGTCGGCATTGAAGTTTGCCTTCGAGTGGAAGTAGGCGTTCTCAGGAAGTGTAGCGGCCTGTGTTCCCTTGTCTTGACCTATGCGGTAGTCGGTACGAAAGAGGGCACACGTCACACCGTCAATGCTCGTATGCAGTTCTTCGCTCTTGTCGGTGTTGTGTCGCTGTGCAGGGGTCATATAGTCACTGCCAAGGGCTATCTGCGTGTCGTTCATAAGCTCCATCATGGAACAGTTGTTGGCACCGGCAGAGTCCGAGTAGTCAACCTTGATGGTAATGTTCTGTATAGGCGTACTGCCTTCCTTCACGCGGATCTTCTTTTTCTTCGCAAGAGCTGCTGCGTCGTCATACTTGGCAAGAATAGTCTCATCACCATTGTACATCTCACTAATCTGCTCTCTTGTGTAGAGCATTCTAATCCTCTTCGCCTTCTTACCCTTGCCCTTCTTATTCTTGACACCGTAGGCAAGTGTCGAAGTTCCTTGGTTTGTCGTCGGGATGGCTTCAATAACGCAGTTTGCCCACGGACGGTCGGGGAAATAAATATACCAGTCCATCAAAACGGACGTTTTTTTGTCCCTCAAACCTTCGATGTAGTCAGGATAATATATCTCGCTGTCCGTTACCGCGCCACCGTCTTTGCTAAGGTTCTTGTCCGAAGTGCGCGTCATTGCCACAACCATGATACCGCGGTCTAACAACTTTTGCATATCGGGGCGTGGTTTCGTCGTGCCCTCAGCTGTAACATCGCTCATAACTTGGTTCTGCTCATACTCGGTCAGCATGGCAGTCGTGTCTGTGAGGTTCACGATGTAGTTGTTGAATGCTTGAATAAAGTCATAGTAGGTATTCCATCGTACCACCTCGTATAGGTAGAGGTCGGCATCCGTTCCGTCGAAGTGTATCATGTCAGCAATGTTGGGGAAGCCGCTGACTGTGCTGATAGGAACACACGCTGCAGCATCACCGTTCTGGAACACCTTACACAGCATCACACCATTATAGGGTGCTCTGGCTTGTGGCTCTATCACGATGTCAATACGATATACGGTATCGTCGAGGTAAGAGGTGGCGGCGGTTGTCTGCACGTCTTTCAATGCTTCGTCGCTGTCTCCGGCGGTGGTCACGATGAACTTCTCTCCGGTAAGCACAAAACCCAATCGCTCACCCATACACCACATAATCTTAGCATTACGTTTGGCTATGTTCTTTACCTTGAATGTAAAGCTTAGTGCCATACCGTTGGTTGGTATGTCCTTGCTTGCCAATGGTGTGTCGCTACATGCTGCCGTCACGTTCTCGGCTACACGTAGTGCCATTCTGCCGTCTGCTTTTTCTGTACCGAAGTTGTCCGCGACAAAACCGTTGCTCGACCAGTTGCTGCCGTTCACCTCTACTTCCACCATGCTGCCGTCGGAGCAGGTGGCCTTGATGCTCTTGTCGATGTCGTCGTTACTTCTGCCGGCAAAGCTCAATTTGTAGTATGCGCCCTCGGTCTCGCTGATGGCAAGCATACTGCCGTCAATGACAAGTTTTAGCTGCTCCGCCAGACGTACCTCACCACACATAGCATCAAAGACTAACGTATCGCCGTCGTTATAGCCCACAATGCGTTTCTCTATCGTGTAGTAACTGCTGCGGTTCATAACTTTGTTGGCAATCGTTTCTGTCTCGTCTGTTGTCTCGTTCTTCACCTTCACCTCTACATTCGGGTTGGCATTGTCTCGCTGATAACAGGCGATGTCAAAGCTAACGGTCTTGAACAGCTTTGTCTTGCCGTCGCTGTCGTCATACCATCGTGCCACAATGATGGGCTTCGTGTAGTCGCTCACGCTCTCGCGCTGCTCTATCACCATAACTGCGGTATGCAGCGTGTTACCTTGCAGTCCTGATGCTACGTCCTGCCCTTGTATGCGCAGAGGATATGCGCCGTGGCCCATGCCTTGTGGGTCGATGGTCACGTTATGGGTATAGGTATCCTTTACCAATACATTCTCCAGCGTCTCCCAAACTCCATTGCGGAATATCTCAATCTTCGTCTGGATACCCTTGTCTGAGGCATTGTTTGGGAAACGATACATGGGGATGCTTACCTTCTGACCGCCCACCTGCAATGTGGTGCTCTTCGTATAGCTCAGCGTCTGGCTGCTCTCTACGGTCACATCCACGGCTATCATCTCCACGTTTCTCGTTGAGGTCTTGCCAGTGGCATCTGTGGCTACGGCTTGAAGCTCTACACTACCTGCACTGGCCGCAATGGTGCTTAGGTCAAACTCGAAGGTGTACGACTTCAACGACGAACTGCTGGCCTGATTGGGCTTGAATGAGGCAACGGTGGTCTTTGTTGTGCGGTTGATGAACACAACGCTCTGTATCTTATTGTCCTGCGACGAACCATCTGAAAGCTGGGTCACACTACGGATGGCGGCTTTCAGTATGGCTGTACCTCCTGCACGAACATAGAAGGGGTCGTCCTTAAAGTTGATGGCAAGTGTAGTTCCACCGCCGCCACCAGTGCCGGTGCCTACGCTGAACTGGGTTTCTGACAGAGTGTCGCCAGCCTTGTTTTTCAGCTTCAGTGATACGCTGCCTTCTTCCTCCGTAGCCTCTATCTCCGTTGGTACAACCTTATACGCTCCTCCTGTAGAGAAGGCATCTGTGCCACCGGCTTCCATCGTGTCGCTCGCCACAAGTTTACTGCCGCCGCCGAAGTCCTGCCAAAGCCCGGCCTCGTAGAAGTCCGCAATGGAGTCGCCCTGATACTGTTTGGTCTCTACCTTATTGGCTTCCGTAGTATAGCTTATCACCAAGCCGCGCTTCTGATAGTTCACACTTGTTGTCTCTTGATAGGTCTTCAGAGCTGCAAGTGCGGTGCCAAGGGTGTAGAAACCTGTAGGAAGAGGGGCTATAATGTCGATGTCTATCATCGACTCCGAACCTTGCACCATCGAACCGAAGTCTTTCCAGTTCTCTGTGTCATACCAGTTATTGTCCTCCGTGTTGGCTCCGATATACTGGTAGGTTTTCCACGTGCCTTTCTTCAACGCGAAGGTTATCATCAAACCTACTGCTGCCTTGCCGTTTTCCTTCGCTGCATGTACTGCTGAATTTGCGGTGTCGTCGGTATCACACAACACATAGTAATGTCCTCCCTGCTCCACCGTCGGGTTGTATATGCTGGCAGAGCTGCCGCTACCGCCAATTTTCTGCATCTTCTTGTCAACGATATGGAACAACTGGTCTTCACAACGATAAATATGGTCTGTACGTCCTACGCTATCTGTATTGTACTCTTCTTCGGAATAGCCATACGTCTCTGTAGTTATAGAACCGAAACTACGGAAACACCACTCATTATCGTAGTCTAAACTTGGAGCATACCACAAGCCACGGCTCGGTGCCTTACCTACACCATCCCACACACCATCAAAGGGAAGAATGTTTATACCCTCAATGCGTATGTTCGCTGTCTGGAGTGTGCTATTTAGCTCGGCTCCCTCGTCGCCGGGGTATGCAGTGCCGCTGGTATGTCCCAATGCCAAGTCCGAACCTATTGCAACAAGTGTGCTTCCTCCCCAACGATAAGTCTTGTTGGCAGTAACGTCTATGTAGATCTTTCCGCTGTGTGGCTCACGTCCTTTCATAGTGCCCTTGCCGTAACGGTCACCATCTATCCAATTGTTGTAGTAAGTGATGGTCGGGCGCAAGTCGCCTTCCGTTTTCGATGGCTGTGTGTATTTCAGCACAAAAGCCCCAGCGTCTCTGCTGAAAACAACGCTACAGTTCTCGTCCGTTGAATACTTGTTTAACGACATCATCTGCGAAGTGATGTCATTGAAGATGCCGTTGAACTCCAGCACGTCGTCCACATAGTCGGGCAGATACTGCGAAGGTATCTGGTTCAACTCGTCCAACGGTGCAAGTCCGTTGGGCTGTCCTTTGGTGTTCTTGAATGACGTGAGGTCTTTCTGTACACCGCTGATGCTGCTCGAAAGTCCGGTCTTGTTGTCGCTTACAGTCTTCTTCAGTGTGTTGATGTCGCTCTGGGCTGTGCCCATCTTTGTGTTGAGGGTGTTGATGCTCTCGCCTTGCGTGGTCTGTGTAGAACGTAGGCTGCGCACGTCTTCCTTGTTCTGGTTAACGTCCACCTTCACGGCTTCGAGGTCGGCTGTCATTCCCTCCACGGCTTCCATGTACTCTGTACTGTCAACCGTAGGATTACCCTTCAGCAGCGGATTACCGTTGCTGTCAACTTGCGCTACCCATGTACCACCGTCAGCTACATAGAGCTGGCCAAGATGGTCTGAAGCTGCACTGCCTTCTACGGTCACCAACGCCCACCATCCTTCATGGGGATTAGGATAAGCCTCGCGTAGCTGTGCTGCCGTTTTGAACAGGCCTTTGTTCGGGCCTTTTATGTTCTTGGCTTCAAGCCAGCCGTCAACGGTCAGATTGTGGCCGACCTTTGCCGAACCGCGTATGGTGGCCTTGCCGCCGATGTTAACGTCACGTCCAACCGCAACGTCACCATCTATCTGTTTTGTTGGTATTGAACTCATTATTCAAAAATGCTTTTTGCCAAGGTGTTCATTGCGGCTGCTTGCTCGCTCGCACCATAGGCGGTTAATACTAATGCAGCCGTAGTATAGACCACGGCTGTGTAACAACGCTCGCTGATGTCTATGCCGTCCTCCTCGTCTATGCTCGGATAAGGAATGTATGAGGCACGTTTCACGTAAGCTTCCTCACTGTTGCAACTGTAGAACTCCAACACCTTGCCCTCGGCACGGTTCACTACGGCACACACCGGCTTCTGGACATTGCCACGAATACCCTTGTATCTTGACGATTGCAGGTCATACAACGGATCGTCTGCTGATATGGCCATATAGCAGGTGCGTTCCCAGTCGCTCATGCGAAAGGCAACAAGACGCATGAAATCATCGGGCAGCAGAGTCCAGCCGCTTCCGTTACTCTCCCAGTAGATGGCATCGCCAAACACGTGGCCTTCTTCCAAGTAGTGAACGGGAGCGGACGACTCTACACGCCGAACGGCTTCCACTATCTTTGAGCGGATGATGTCATTCAACGATAAGGTGTCAATGTCCTCATCGCTGATGAGCTGCTCGCTTGTCTTGTTCTCGTCAATGGCAATGCGCACATCACGCTCCACGACTTCGATTTTGTACACCATACCGTTGCTGTGATTACTCGGTTACAAAAGTGATTTTAACGCCATAGGTCTCACCTACAGCTATAATTTCTGCACGAGTTTTCATCGTACCACTCTTCACGCCAAACATCTTTGTAAGATAGTCCTTGGCTTCTTGGTTGGTACTGAACTCTACTTCTGTAAGACCACGTTCGTCCTCGATAGGCTCGATGCCTGTCTCTGGTGTAGGCGTTACTACTTCCACAGTCGGCTTCACTGTTTCAGTCTCTATTTCTTCTGGCAAATGCTCATTCACCTGTTCGTCACTGTCAGGAATAGACTTGTGGGTAGCAATTCTCATGTGAGTACCGGGCAGTACTTGACGCATTACGAGACTGATAAAACCACTCTTGTATTCCTTTGAGTTCTCAATTACAAACTGTGTAATTGGGTCTTTGGTCACCATGTATGCAGGTTGCGAACCACTTGGTGAAGACGTGCCACCAACGAACGATAAGTTCGCCTCAAGGGTGCCGGCCTTAACTTTACCGTGCCATTCCGTGAGACCATATACTCCGTATGTTTTAATTTCCATGTTATATTGTTTTATTAAAAATGGGGACGGATTGACTTAAAGCGCATCCACCCCCATAATTAGCGTTGACAAAAAAGTTACTCAGCTGAAATAGGACCGTAGAAACGAACCCACTTCTTCTCGTTCTCGCCTGTCGCATTGTACTTGAATGCGTCACCTGCACTCACTGTAATAGTGGCAGTGCCTGACTTGATGTTCATGCCGTAAGCGAAAACGTAAATTACGCCATCTTCGAGATCAGCTTCGGTTGGAGCTGTATCACTACTCCACAAGCGGAACTCGTCAGCTGCAGGAGCGGTGTCGTCATCGTCATCGTCGCCATCAACCCAGATGTGACAGTTGCCCTTCAAGCCAAGAGCGTCACTGACGAGAACACCATTGCGTGTTGCCTCTTCACCTTCAACGTCCTCAGTGTAGCTGCTCTCACCACGACGTACATAGTGAACCAAACGGTCTTCACCAACAATTAGACCACTGTTCTCGTAGCCGCAATCATTGAACGTCGGCTCAATCTTAATCTGAAGCTCACCGAAGATGCAGGACAGGCGTGTCACCTTCCAGTCAAGTCTCTCATTTGTGTAAGGCTCCATCTTGACCTCTGGATGCTTGCTCCAGTCAATGAGCTGCAAGTTCTGACCAAGATTGTTACCAACGAGGAAGAGACCGGACTTAGGCTTGTCTGCGCCACCGTAATATAGCTTGATGAGAGACATTACATCCTCAAATGTCCACTTGCCACGATGCTTCACCTCACGCTTCACCTGCCAACGAACACCATTGGTTGTATAGTCCCACTGGTCGTCACCCATGCTTGAACGTACAAGCATCTTGTTCTGCTGAGAAATGAGAAGCGTTCGGTTGCCGGCAGCCTTGAACTCACGCAACTGAGCCTCTGCCTTGACAGCCTCATCGTAAGGTATCTCCATGTTCTGGTCGGCAAGATACTTTGATACGATGCTTGTCATACCTCGCTTCTGCAAGTACAAGTCGTCTGGAGAAGGAATGACAGTATTGGGGTCAACCCACTTCTGAGTTTCATACATGGCATTAGCCATACGTACTAACTTCGTACCTGCTGCAATGATATTGGTGTTGCTTGCTGTTGGAGAGGTTGCTGTTGGAAGACTGCCATACTGGTCTGTAACAGCCTGCTTAACACCATTGGTGGCTATACAAGTGATTGTGTCGTCGTTGTTCACGCTCTTTACAAAGAGCTGGAGGGGACGACGGCTCTTGACATTGGTTCCACCGATAAAGTCGTAGCCTTTGACTCCCTTGACCATAAGAGTGTCGTATGCTCGAACTTTCTTCTGGTCGGCATTGACCAACGTGATAGTATTGCCATTAACAGATGCAACGGTAACGATTGGTGTACCTTGGTCAATTGCATAGTGTTTTACTTCCATGCTATGAACGTTCACGGACTTTGCCATCAGCATAAGCTGCATCAAAGAGTTCTGGTCACGTTCAAACATGAAAATTCTTTTGTCAACTTCGGGCATTACAAGTTCGCCCATACCTCCTGATGCGTTCTCTACTCCACTGACGGTAGTAGGCGCACCACCTAACTGTGTCTGAAGACCAGCGGAACCAGCACTTGGAGTAAGTTCAGGACTATCTGGCGTGTTTGCACTGCCAGAGTTCTGTTGCTGGGTTGTTGTTACTTCTACGCTCATTTTAATTTGTTTTTATTTGTTATTGTTATGTTTCGTTTTTGCCGGTACCTTGACAATGCTTTTCTTCACAAAGCCTTCGTTATGTATAGCTTTGCTTGCTTCCATTAACGCACTTACAGTGGTACAGGCACCACCGATATGTGTTCGCAATCCTGCACTTCCTTGTGAGGGTTCACGTGGCTTTGTATTTGGAAATTCTACACTAATGCTCATGACGTATTATTTTGCAGCATTTGCAAAGTCAAAGATGTCCATGTTTCTTTTGTTCTTGGGCGCACCGCCATTCTTGCCGTTCAGTGGTGCAGTGCCGTCGCCTTTGTCTCGCTTGCGCAAGCCTTCCACAATTTTGTCATTGCGTCCTGCTACACGTCCCTCTTCACTTGCTGAGGCTACATCGCTGTCATGGTTGATGGCATTCACGAACATTGCAAGAGTCTCTTTCGAGAACTTGCCCATGACACCGTCTCGAACCACGGTCAAAACGGCATCCACTACAGCGTCAATCTGTTCGTCGCTCATGCCACGCTCTTCTTGGAACTGACGAAGGGTTTCAAGACTTGCGTCCATGTTCTTCTCATATTCCTCATCAAGCTGTCTCGACTTTGCCACACGCTCCACATAGTCCTTGTTGGCTTCGGCAATCTTCTCCTGCATTTCAGGATTGTCAAGCACGTCCTGTATTTCTATGCCGAAGTTTTTCACAAGCCCTACGTAGGGGTCGTTACCGTTGTGCATGTCTGCTAAGAACTGTGCACTGCGTGGATCTGCAGCGAACATGTCCGACATGGCTTTCTCCCTGTCCTTGTAGCCGCTAAGGTCTTGCTCGTATTGGTCGTAATCGTCGGAAATCTGACCGTAAATCTCCTCATCATCCTCGAACTTCTTGTCGGGATATTTCTTGCGCAGCCGTTCCAACTGTTGGTCGCGTCTGCTCTTAACTCCGTTGTTATCAGCCATTATCTTCAAAATCTTTAGAATGTGTCATATTCATTTGCAAAAATACCTATATAAGATGTGGACTGACTTTTAACTTTTGTGACCTCGTTTCTGTAACTTTGAGGAAACAATCGGGCACTTTTATGAAATACTTTGGCAGCATTCTTGAATTTACACGCGAACGTAATAACGACCTCATGAGGGCATATCGGGAGAAACTCGCAGAGGCATCCATCATCGTGATGCCGGTCATCTTCGAACTTGTCGCTCAGTCTCCGGCTTCTCGCTTTTGGGTGAGCGAGGAGAGGGCTGCTATTGTCATTTCAGCAATGGCAGCTGGAAAACCGATGCCAAGGATGAGGAGCAACAAGCGTGAAATGTTTGAGGAGATTTATCGAAGGTTCGTTATACTACGTGAGAAACAGCCCGACAAATCGGTGTACGAACTTGTGACGAAAATAGTAAATCAACCTGCACCGAAATTCTATCTCACGCCTCGTACAGTGGGCGAATTTATTTACCGAATAAAGAATGGATGGTATGACAACCAATATGATAGATACAGAGATTGCACGCTTACTCGCTGAAAACGACCGGCGAAATGAGGTGATGTTCGCTCACTTCGACCCGGTCACTGGTGAAGGGTCCATAGGGGAACGTGTGCGAGTGTGTATCTCTGACTTTGCCATACCCGTCCAATGGCTCCCTGTAGAGATGATGAAAATACAAATGGTGAAGAAACTTGTCAAGGCTGGGTCTATCGACAAGTTTCTTTCGTCTGTTCTCCATGTTGAGCCAAACGATGATGATTACATCAAGGTCTCGCGTAAGCTCATAAGGCTACGCTTCAAACACGACTTCCCTTTCTGGGCGGCTACGCTCGTCTATATCCACAACAAGAAGGCTGGTAAGGACGTGTTGTTCCGGCTTTACTATCCGCAGCGTATTTTGGTGTCTCGTTTTGAGGCGAAGAGAAAAGCTCGTCTCCCTATACGACTAATATTGTTGAAGGCTCGCCAGTGGGGTGGTTCTACTACAACACAGCTCTACATGGCATGGCTTCAGTTCAACCATCGAAAGGGACTAAATTCACTTATCATTGCACATCAAGGAGCGGCTTCTGACGAAATCAAGGATATGTTCGACCTCATGATTGACAGATACCCGGTAGAGTTCCTGCACAAACTGGGTGAGGCATATTCCGAGAACGAGCCGAAGTTGGTTGGTGTTGGTAAGTCTGGCTCCACTCATCGCGTACCACAACGCAATTGCAAGATTAAGGTTGGCACTGCTGAGCGTCCTAATGGATGCCGTGGCGGTGCCTATTCTCTTGTGCATTTGTCAGAGGTCGGCTTGTGGCAAAAGACAGAAGGTAAGTCACCGCAGGACATCGTGCGTTCGGCATGTTCCGGTATTCTTTTGGAACCATTCACGATGATCGTAATGGAGAGTACACCGAATGGAACAGGAAACTTCTTCCACACAGAATATACAGCTGCTGCAGATCCTACAATCAAATCACAATATGAAGCTCTTTTTATATCGTGGTTTCAGATTGAGCAGTATTCCAAACAGTTTGCTTCGGCTGACGAAATGCGTGAATTTGCACAATGGCTGTACGAAAATAGAGAGAATGCCTATGTGCCGTCAAATCGTGAGGAGTCCGGACGCTACCTTTGGTCGTTATGGGAGAAAGGGGCTACACTGGAGGCCATCAACTGGTACATAGAGGAGCGTGCTGGTAAGGACGACTTTGCTGTAATGGCTTCCGAGTTCCCTTCTGATGATGTGGAGGCTTTCGTTCATTCTGGTTCTATGGTGTTCGACAAATACCGTGTCAAGAAGTTCGAGCGGTTCTGCAAGCAGCCTCAGTATATCGGTGAGGTATATGCTGATGGAGACGAAGGAGAGGATGCACTTTCCAATCTCCGTTTCCGTGCAGACAGGCAAGGATTGCTTTCTATATGGGCAATGCCTGAAACATTCGAAGGCTACGAAGTTGTCAACCGTTATCTTACCGTTGTCGATGTGGGTGGACGTTCCAATAAAGCTGACTGGTCTGTTATCGTGGTATTCGACAGGCTTAGTATGATTGATGGTAGCGAGCCGCCGTCTGTGGTGGCTCAGTGGTACGGACATTGCGACATAGACCAACTCGCTTGGCGTGCAGCACAGATAGCGGCGTTCTACGACAATTCTCTTCTGGTCATTGAGTCTAACACGTTGGAGACTCACGACAAGGAGCGTCAGGTGGAAGGTGGCGACCAGTCGCAATATATACTCAATCAGATTTCAGACATCTACCCGAACTTGTATGCACGCAAGCAGTCGGAGGATGAAATAAGGGAGGGCGCACCGCGTAAATATGGCTTCCATACCAATGTGTCAACAAAGCCGATGATTATCTCTACCCTCATCAAGGTGGTACGCGACCGACTCTATATCGAGCGCGACAAACGCTGTCTGGATGAATACAACACCTATGAGCGAAAACAGAACGGTGCGTATGGTGCTATTACTGGCAAACATGACGACTTGCTTATGACACGTGCAATAGGTCTGCATATCTGCTTCCGGGAAATGGATATGCCTGAATGGGTTCCTATTGTTAACCGTACACTTAGAAAAGACAGAAGCCCCGTTTCCGAGGCTTCCATCTGATAGTTTTATTAAGACGCTTGTAACATCTGCTGTGCCTGTTGCATGGCAGATGCGTTTGCGTTTTGCTGAACCTGCTGCGCAAGTTCCGGAGAAATGCCGTCCGGCACCTTGCCTTGTTCCAGCTGTTCCCTTTGTGACTTGATGCTCTGCAGCAACTCGTCGGCAAATGGAAAGTCGCCGTGTTCCAACAGCTGCTCCACGCTGATAGCGTTCTTTTCCCACAACTGCATAAGCATGTCGTTGGTTAGAGCGCGGTATGCTGGGGTTGCTGTGCTCTCCACAATCGAAAGGTCAAACTCTACGTCGCGTATCTTCTTCGGGTCGTACTCCACAATGGTAGAGTTCTTTCCTGCAATGTTGAATACACGTGGCGTGTCGTAAAACTGCTGAATGTTCTTCACGTCCTTATACGCACCTTCTTTTACGAAAGAAGAGAACGTGTCGAGCAAATCAAGCAGAGACGTTGAGGCGTTCTGTGCCTGTTGATTGTACAGACTGGCCGACATACCCGAATAACCGGGCTTGCCTTGCAATGCGCCGTTAACGCCGGATATGTCTTCGAAGAACTTCAACTGCATGCTCAGCAACTCTGAGATACCTATCTGTGTGCAGTTGTTGGCTATCTGCTGAGGCAATGGCGTTCCGGCCTTCGGTGTCCTGATCATGATGATGCCGTTGAAGCGTGCCCATTCGTCGGCAACGTCGTCCATTGACATTCCCTTCGGTAAGCAGTCTTCCGGGAACAACAACACACCTTTTGCCGAAGCTCGCATAATCCAGTCGTACATCGTAATCAAACGGTTTGTGTATCGCTGCTGGTCTATTACATTGCTGACAAAGCTATGTATCTCACCGTCGATGAACGGATATGCTTTGAACACATACGGATGGCTCTTGTGCTCGTATGGGGTTTCGCCTTCTTCCAGAATGTCACCAAACGGAGTGAGCATGTAATAATACCAGTAGCTATCCATAAACCACTCCCAACGGATAAGCGGCACATCGCTCTCGTCCATACCAAGCTCACGGGCCTCTTGTAAACGCTTGTTGTTTTCGTCTGTTACAAGGGCTTGGAAATCCTCAATGTCTATCTTGAACACATCGCCGTTGTTTACGTCATGGCAGCGGACACGTGGTTTGCTTTCCTTCCTCCACACTTCTATTACACGACAACGTGTCACATCATACGGAACAAAAAAATCAAAGTTGCCCTGCAAAGGATGGCCAAAATGATTAAACGTAGCACTGAGATACGATTTGTCTTTGGCAAACTTGTATATCTCGGCCAGACGGTTGTAATCGTTTCCGTCCTTGGCAAAGCGTCCGCACAGTTCCTCAAACGATATGTCATGCACCTCGCCCACACAACTGCAATCCCAACCTCGAAAATCCCTCATGTTGTTATCGATGAAGAAGTTGTTGGGCTGTACATAGTCGGTCCAACAGTCCAGCTTGTTTTCTCGCCAGCCATACCACTTACGCTGCACGACAAAGCCCGATATAAGGAACTCCTCCATACATCGTGCGTTTATTTCTGTCATGCGGTTCAGCTGCATGTTGCATTGCAACACGGTACTCATCGTCTCGCCATATCGCTGCTCGTCGCGGTCTCGTGCCGTACAAGTTGGTTCCTTGGCTTGACTGCGGTATATACCAAGTACAGCTTGTACCATACGACGAATGAGGTTGTTCTTCAAGGGTACATTACCTTGCTTCTTGATGAGTTCCTCTTCGCGTATTTTCCGACCATTCACACAAACGTAGTCATCCCACTGCCGTCCGTAGGTGTAGTTCTTGTTACGTTCACGGTCTCTGCGGAACGTATCCATAGCAAGCCAATACTGCTGGGCTTGCCACAATACCTCAAATGCACGGTTACCGCCCAACGTGTGCTTGGCTGTAGCTACGCTGTCCATTCCTTCATGAGGCATGACAGCACTCGCCTTATGTAATTTTCTTCTTGCCATAATTTTATAATTTGGGACGGTGCAAAGGTAATTCCTTGCACCGTCCTTTGTTGTTTAACTATTGTTGCTTACCATTTCGAATATTGTTCACAGCGTCAACAAGTTCTTTCTTCTTCTCGTTGAGTTCGGCTTCAAGCCCCTTGCGCTCCTCATCAGAGGCTGCGGCTTTCAACTCCTCGTTAATATCGTCAATGTCTCCCGAATAATCTTCGTACGTTTCCAATATGCGATACTCGGGCGAGTTGTTCAACCACGCTATCTTTTCCGCATAATCAAACACTCCGTCTGCCGTGTCGTTCTCATAATGGTTCAACCTCGTACGCAATTTCTCGCTTTCTTCCTTTATTCTGAAATACTCATTATTAACGGCTCTGTATTCTGTACGTTCGTCACCGTTTTTCACAAGTCTGTTCAGCAAGAGGAAACTGCGAGGATCATACTCTCGATCGCCAATGACGGTTTCACCCATTTTCGTGAGCCTATCAATGGTTGACGATACACCACCGAAGATGCCGTTCAGCAAATATTCCACCTGCGCAGGGTTGATGTCAATCTTGCCACTTGTGTAGGCATCACCACCGGTGGCCTCATTCAGTGCCTTTGACAACCCAACCAAGTATTTGTTGGCACTCTTGTACGCCTTAGTCCATTCGGGCATATCCTTGTTGAAAGGAGTGTCCTTGTAGATTGGCATACCTGTCCAACTCTCATTGCCAATCACTTCGGCAATAGGTTTTATCGCACTCGGAACGAATGCCTTGAAACCACCGCTACCTTCCATAATGTCGATTGGCAACATCTGGCTAACTTGGCTTGCCATTTGGTGTGCGAGTTCCCCTGCAGTGTAATGTTCCTTACCGTTCATCGCGCTCACCATCAACTCGCCCATGCCGTACATTGCGCGATACTCAACTGGCAACGGCATGCTTATCCACGACTTGTCCATGCCGGGTAAACGGAACACCACATTGCTCCTGCGTACATATTCGGGTAGGTTGAAGTAGTCGTCCTTGTCATCCTTGTCATCCTTGTCGTCGTCTCCGTCACCACCGCCAATGCTCGCCATCAATGCACCAAGCAGGAACATTGCGGCGGCTCCTGCAATGGTTTTCTTCGGATGCCGTTTGAACTGCCGACCGAAATTAGTAGAACCTTGGAGGGCTGCGTTCCAGAACACATAAAAACTGCGACCAAGCCCTGAAGTAAATGCAGCTACATTACCTATTCCTGTTTGTCCGTTTGTCTTCCAAAACTTTGCGCCACTGCCTTTCTTGTTGAAGTTCACACTTATCTCCTTGGCATCGTACACGCTGCGGTCTATCGTGCGTCCCAACTGACGTGAGGTCATAAAGGCGGCAAAGCGTGCGCAATTCTCCACGGCACGGTTGTACTCGTCAAGACGCTCGCCTAACAAGTCCCAAGCCTTTCTGATTGGCATCTGTCCGTTGCTCTTCTTCAACTCACGCTTGATGTCATTCTTACGCTGTTCGATGTCACGGATGTTGGCATAACCTGTCTCACCACCATTCATCATGAACAGATGGAACATCTTCTCCGTTTCATCGTTCAAGTCGAGTGTACCATTGCGCAACTTGGCAAGAAGTACCTTCATCTTCGCTGGATTGACCTTTGCAACATTTTTGTGGAAACGCCAAGCATAGTTCGGACTTTCCTTTACCCACACCATAGTGTTGGCATACATCATGTCGCGCATAAAGTTCGAAACAACGAAGTCTGGGTTACGTGTGGTGTAAAATGCCGACAACTGACGATTTATGGTCTCACCTAATCGCATGATTGCACCTATTGCACCTGACACGTCATTGTCTGGGTTGGTCTGTCCGTTCAACGCCTGTGCAACTCTCGGATTGCCGTTGATGGTGAGTATGATGTCGCGGCCGTTTCTCTTCACCAAAACTTGGTGCTGTCGAAGGTCACGGCTCTCCACAACGCGGTACGGAATAGCAGGATTGTCCTTCTGCTTTCTGAAGTGTGCAGGGTCGTTCTTCGCGGCTTGTTGCATCGCATATTCAAAGTCTCGCATCTTGCGCTCCACCTCAGCAGGACTGTCATCTTCCTCAATGCGTTCCGTCCCTTGCAGGTCGCCAGAGTTGATAGGTTGCCACTCGTCTGCAACGTCATTGTGCCATAGCCACAGGTCGCTCACGCTCACAAGGTCACTCGGATGGTTCAGCGCGAAATTCAAGAACTTCTGCTTCACCAAAGTATTACGGTTACCCTGCATTATCGCGCTTTCAGCCATAGCCTCCATATTGGCAAACGGGTCGTCAGCCTTACTCTTGCGTCCCTTGGCGGTCTTGATTGGAGCATTAAATGCGCTGTGCTTGTCCGTCAAGTATGCATACGCCTCATCGCTCGTCTTGTCGTCAAAGCCACGCAGAGGAATATAATTCTCATACATTCCGCTGATGTCGTCGTAGGTCGCCTTGTTAATAAGTCCGCTTTCGTAGGTTTTCTGCAATGTGGCTTTCGTTACGGCATTCACCTTGTCCCACAAGCCATCAACCCAATGGTCTCTTTCGTAGTCGGATACCATTTGTTGCGCCTCTGTTTCCGCATCAAGCACATTGTCCATTCCAGTCAAAGCGGTCAGTCCTGCATAGTCTCGTTCGCGATTTATCAAGTAAAGTTCTTCTTCACGATCTTGCATTCGCTGCTTTACGTCTTCAAAAGCATCAATCGCATCTTGGTCTAACGGATCATTGTCAACAGCCTGCTGAGCAGCAAGAACTTCTGCAAAGAACTCCGAGCGAGCGTCCTTCTCCGCAGCCCTCCGCGCCATTACCTCGTTACGCTCCAATCCGTGCTTGGCCATCATATAGTCTGTCAACTCAGCACGCTCGTCCGCTGTCTTGGCAAGTTTCGCCACCTCCTCAAGCATTGGCTTGAACAATGTCTGCGCAAATGCGGTACACTCTGCTTGGTTCACAGAAGAAAGGCGATTTTCACCAAGATAGGCATTCTCATACCCTGCCACATCCTCGATATATGTCTTGCCATTACCCTCTGCTTTGAGTATCGCGTCCATAGCCTCTTTCAGTCCGAGCATACTGTCTTGCAGTGCCTCTTGCATCTGGTACATTCCACGACTTACACGCTGCTCATATATGTCACGTGCCATCGCCTTGTTGTACTCCACACTGTCACCGTCGCGGAACATAATGCCCTCATCTGCAACATTTTCGTCAGAAACTTTGGGATTTACAAAATCTTTGACTACCTTTGTCGCAGTATCAAGGACTTGCTTGTCTATTTCCTGCTGAACCGGTTGTGACGCTGAGGAGAGATAAGCGAGTCCTTTTTCTTTATCTACCCACTTCAATGTCTTGTTATTTGCAATCGGCTCTACAATATTTTTGAACTCCCTGCCGTGGAACGAACGCACATCATTCACTTCGAGATATTCCGCACCCTGCTGTATCTGTCTCTTCAATTCAATAGCCACACACACATTTTTGCCATTGCGGTCTCTCATGTCTGTAAGCACACCAATTGTGTCCTCGCTACGTTGGAACACGAATATAGGCGAAGACAAGTGTTGCGGCATATTCATTATGGCAGATACATCTACTTCATGCTTCTTCTCTGAACCTTTCTTTATTACACGCTGACGCATAACAATAGGCAAGTTTGGGAGGAATGTACGCATTACTCCTTGTGGTCTGCCAAGATGCAGCATCTCATTCTTATCCATTTCGCCATTCTGATAGCGTGTAAGTTCATTGTTGAAACGCTCGTTAGCAGTCTGTTGTTCACGCTTACCATCACTAAACTTAGTATCACCGAAACCTGTCTTCCTGCGCATAACCTCAGTATCAGCGGCATCGAACACGGTAGGCTTACCACCATTCTTCTTACGCTTGTATGCCTCATGCAGAACAAACGCCCAGTCCTTATCACCCCACTTTCTCTTGCCGGGGATTTTCAATCCGTCCAACAATTTTTGTAGAGCCTTTTGGAGCATGGCTTTCAGTTTGCCCCAGAACGTAAGTTCTTCGGCACTCATCTTCTCGAAGCCTTTCTCACCGATACGTCCGGCAAGGTCGGCACCATATTCCTCTGTTGCATCACGCTTGAACTGCTCACGTTTCTTTCCGGCCTCGGCATGTGCTGTTGCCATATCTGCATAGTATGAAGCGTTGGCATCCTCACCATTGGCTACATGCTCCTTGCGTTTCTTCTCACGTATGCGGTCCACCTCGGCATCGTACATCTTCTGCGCCATGCGGTCAATGGTACCGCGTATCTCGTCCTTAGACACACGATAGAGTTCATCAAGGGCATTGTTCAGCTTAGCCTCATCAGGGAACAGCACGCGCAAACCATCGTGACCCACAACCTCATGCACAAACGTATTCTCAACGTCTGCCATGTTAGCATTGTTGGGAACAACAATAGTCACATCGCCAGTCATAGGATTGAAGCTACCCTTCATTCTGCGCTGGCGCACGGAAGGTAATGCAGCCACTTCTTCCTCTGTACGGATGATGCGCACTGGAGTATGCAGACGTTCGGACAGTTCGGTAACTCTCTCGCTCATCGCACTTTCCATTGCTTCCTTCGGTTCGCCTACCCACTTGCCGGCCATCTTCGCATTGATGCGTGCTATGTCTTCGTTGCTGACGAATGGCGTGTGTCCTTCGCGTCCGGGGATAATATCGCGGCTCTCCCAGTTCTGCTTGTCGAGTGCAAGACTCTCCTTCGGCGTCAACTCCTTGCCGTCAAGTTCAAAGCGGTAACCCATCTTCTCCAACTCTCTGCGCACTTGTGGCACAAAGCGGTTGTAGTCACGGTGGGTCTTTAGCTCCTCATGCTTTCCCGGATGCTTCTTCCAGTACTCGTCAATGAGCTTCGCTTCCTCCTCACGGGTGAGCACCTTGTCTATCTTGCTCCAGCGTGAAAGATACAGCGTGCGGCCATTGTTCCACTGATGGGCACCGGTAGGCAACAGAGCATAGTCTGCGTGGAACGGCTCGTCTATCTCCGATTTCGGGATGAGGCTACGCACCACAACAAGGTTCGGTCTCTTGTATGCCTCGCCAAACTGCGTGTTCAAAGGTGTTTCGATGGCATGGTCGTATGGGTCGTATGCTGCCCACAAGCCCTTGTCTTCGGGGTTCTTCTTCAGGAAGTACTGCAACTGTGCCTCCTTGGTCTTAGGCTTCACGAATTTCAAACCGTCATTGATCTGCAACTCTGTACTCTTTTTGCCGTCAACCATGATGTAGCCAATCTTGTTGAGTTCGTCCAGCTTGCGCTGTTGCTCCTCGGTGAGTTCCACCTTTGGAGGTGCAGAATAGTTCCAACGTCTGCCTTCCAATGTTCTGCGCTCGCCTGTCTCGGCATCGGTAAATGCCATAGGTGAACCCAGTGCATCATCCTCAAAGGCTTGCACATTACGGTAAACAGGAACCAACTCACTCTCCGGCAAAGACTCCAGCTCCATTGCCTTCGGATCATCGTCATCAAGCAAGCGGAACTTCGTCTTGTCTTCTGCGGTCTCGTCCTCATCGTCGGTGACTACATCTGAAGCAGCTTCTACACTTGCGTCCATTTCGGCATATTTCTTCTCCTTTTCTGCCATTTCCACCTTCATGGCCTCGGAATATTCCTCAAACTGACGCTTGGCTTCTTCGAGTTCCTTTCCAAACTCAAACGGCTTACCTTCACGTTGCTTTAGTTGTTCCAACTCTGATTTGCCGTGCTGTACCATACGTGTAGCAATGTCGAACCGCTCGGCAAAGTCCCTACCTGTGATTACATTCTCGGTGATGTCCTCAACGGCATTGCGCAATAGCGACTGCTTTACAGGAACATTATTCAGACCAAGTTCAGGGCATGAGTAGCTCATTCTACGATGTATCTCGGCAAACAGCAGTCCGCCATTGTTCACAGTCTCTCGCGACATCTCTGTCTTGACAACAAAGTCGTAACCTCCCAATGACAAAGTAAGAGTATTTGACTGGACGTTATTGCCGGGGTTCTCTTTCATCGCCTTTACTGCATCGAGGATTTTCTTGTTGTGTTCCTTGATGAAATCAGCCATGGCATCAACCGAAGCAAATTTCAGTTTGCCAACAGTTATCTCTGTGAACTTGCCATCGGGGAATGCCTTTTGCACTGCAAGCAGCTGGGCATTAGCTTCCTCTGCTCGTTGCTCTGCTGCCTTTATCTGTCCCTCCAACTTTGGCTTGGCATTGTGAATATAGGTTTGGTCGGCTTCCCACTGCTTCTTGCGGCTTTCGTACTTGCGCACATTCTTCTCCGCATTGTTTTTTAGCAGGGCGTATTCACTACCAGAGAGTTGAGCAACAGTGTCGCCGAACACATCTTCTTCCTCTTCAAGCACACGGTTATTCATGCTGTCCTGCATCAGTCGGTCTCCCTCCATAACACTATCAGCAATCGCACCTTTGGTCTTCAATCGCTGATATGCAGTTACGTCAAGACTATCTTCCACACCGAAACGAAGCACACGGACTGGTTTATTCCATTGCTTGTGCAGATTGCCCTGTCGCAAGATGCGGCCGTTGCGTTGCGTGTAGTCCATCGGACGGTTTGGCGCATCAAGGTGTATAAGGGTATGCAGACGTTCCTGTATGTTCACACCAGTACCAAGGGTAGCAGTACTGCCAAGTATAACACGCACCTCGCCACGGTTCACCTTCTCGAAGATTTCCAGCTTCTGCTTTATCTTCATGCCAGACTTCATCACAACGATTTCGTTTTCGGGAACACCCTGCTGGATGAGTTTCTTCTTGATGTCCTCATACAGGTTAAAACCACTGCGCTTGTTCTGGTAGTGGTCGGCAAAGATGGCTACTGTACCCTTGTAGTCGTCAGTCTCTTTCAACGAACGCAAGGTTTGGCGCACTGCCTCGTTGGTCTTACTCCTCGGATCATCCTCTGCGTGCATTTCCACAAGTCGGGCATCAACAGCGGCTCCTTGAGCAATGCCATACATAGTGAGAGGTATGCTGCTGTTTTCCTTCTTCTCCTTGCCGCTCATTTGGTCAAAGCGTTCAAGTTCTTCACGCACATATTTCATCACACTGCGAAGAGCGCGTGTCTGTGGTAGATAGATGTCCTGCGCCTTGCCGCCTTCCATTTCTGGTATCTTCTTCACAAGTTCCGTCTGGTCTTTGGTCAGCACGGTGTCTGCTACCCCAGACCATATACGAACCAATTCGGGCAGGTTCACATATCCTGCAAAGCGGTTCACTTCCTTGAACTTGCCGCTTGTGTTAAACTCTGGCATCTGTTGTATATTGCCGAAGTTACGCACAAAGTCGTCAAAGTAGTAGATACCGTATTCCTTCATGGTGTCCTTTGGCATGAGATAACGCATGAAAGTCCAAATCTCTGCTGCTGTATTACTGATAGGCGTACCAGTGGCGAAGATAACATTGCGACCGTTATTCTTCTCCAATATGGCTTGCGTCTTCAAGTACACGCCTTGCGACTTCTTACTGTATGAAGGGTCAACACCTTTCACACCGCGCTGCATGGCTGTTGCAAAACCGAGGTGCTTGTATTCGTGCGCCTCGTCAATGAGCAGGGCATCAATTCCCATATCATCAAAGTTCTCCACATCATCCGTGCGGCGATCGAGCATTTCCTGCGCCTTGACAGCTGCGTTCTGCTTGGCAACGGCTTTCTTCTTTTCATTGTTGGCTGTGCGCTTCTTTGAGATACCTTCTGACAATGCTGCCATTTCTGCTTGGAGGTCGGCCAATTCCTTTTCAGCACGCCTTGTTATAGGGTCTCTGCCGCTGGAGTCTGCCTCACGCATCTGTTCAAGAACAAGCATCTTTTCGTCTATCTTGTCCTGTACGAACTGCATCTGACGCTCGTCACTGTCGGGGATAAACTCAAAGGTACTCTGAGGTACAACTATCATATCCCAATCGTTGTACTTGATTTTTGCATAGAAATTCTTTCTACCTTCCGCATTGCGGTCATTATCTTCAAGCGTAAGTATCTTGGCATTTGGATAGAGTTCCTTAGCTGAAGCTGCAAATTGTCCTACGGTGGCATTCTGTACCACGATCATAGGCTTGCGTGCCGTACCGAGTCTGCGCATCTCCATTGCGGTGGAGATAAGGGTGAATGTCTTGCCGGTACCAACCTCATGGGCAAGCAACAACGGCTGCATTGTACCTCGTACAATGGCCTTACCTTGGTGTGAGCGCATCTTGAACTTGTGTGTTGCGCCACCGAAGTATTCAGGTACAAAGTCGTCAGGTATGCTCATAGGAACATAGTTGTTGAAGCGGTCGTTATACTCATGCTCCATGCGTGCTGACAAGTCCGCGTCACTCTGCATCTTTCCTCGCGCCCAGTCCTTGAAGTCCTGACGTATCTCGTCTATCTTGGCTGCACATGCTGCCGTAGCCTCACGGTCTGTGATGGTTTCCGTTGTGCCGTCATAATGCTTTTCCGTACGTGACACGATAATGCTTTTGTTCTGGATTGCGGCCGAAATGAGTTCATGGCCCATTATTGTTTTCTTAAGCATTTCGCTCACAATACCCATTGCGCGGTTCTTCTCAACGTTCACACCATAGGTCGGGGCTTTCATAAACCATGTTCCACCAGCTGCTGTGAAATGCACGTCTATGTCGGTACGCTCTTTCACATACTCGTCATATAGTTTTGGGTCAAGCCATGACGAACCGAGCGTGAAGTCTATCAAGTGTGCAGGAATATTCATAGGAACCACATCCTGCAATGCCTTGATATTCTTGCTGTATTCGCCATTATCATTGTTGGCCTCAGCTTGTTTCAGCTTCTCTCTCACGTTACCGCTCAGATACTGGTATGACACTTCCATCTGTCGTGTCGTAGGGTCTTCAAAGCCGAGTCCGCTGTCAATGATTTCACGCTTCACTTCCGTCTCACTCTTTCCGAGCTGGCTTGCAATGTAAGGAACATCAATGCGTCCGTTCTTGAACATGCTCACCACAACACCGTCCTTGACATTCTCAGGGTGCGGCTCGCTTTCCTTTTCCACGACACGGCCTTTCATCACATCGGCCTTATCGTAGGTCTTGACAACGCCTCCCTTGCCGTCTCCTTGCTCCTTATATGTCTCCAATGAGAACACATTAGGATAGTCCACATCATTGCGCAACCATGCTAATTGGTTGTTTTTGTTGAAATGGCCGTAGGTATTGACAAAGGCATCGTATGCCTTGTTGAGTTTGGCAATCAATGGTTTCAGTCCTGCATCACTCTCGTTCTCTGTCTGGTACTGCATAACATCGGCCAATGCACTTTTGATGGCAGCATAAGCAGTGAAACACTCCTGCTTGGTGTGTCCCTTTATCTTCTTGTCGTTCACTTCAAGAGGATAGTAACCGCCAAAGCTGGCCAAAACAATCTGGCCGTCTTTCATATACATTTCACCAAGTTTCTTGCCGTCCGCTGACGCATCAAGCACAAGTGAAACATCGTGGTGATCTGTAGTGGTCGCTTTGTTGCTATCTTCTTCAGTGAACGATTTAACGAAATCAACCAGCATCTTGCCTTGGTCTTTGCCGCTTACCGGGTAGAGTCCCTTGCTCGTAGGTCTGAATGTATCACCTTCCTCAAAGGCAAAGCGCATTTCACCGGCCATGTGGTCTGGGTGCTCGATGAAATACTTGTTGTAGTCCATGGAGAGTTGTTTGGCCTTGCGTGCGTCTGGTTCTTCATATTCGGCCGTGCGCTCACCGCTGATGCTGCTCACGTCAATGGCTTGTGCCGACTTCTGACCATTCACTCGCTTGCGGATAACGATGATGTCCGACGTGACGGTTGTACCGCCAAAGGTCTTGTTATTCATGCGGAATGCTCCGATGAAGTCCGAACCTCCCTCGTTCACAACCCAGTCGCGCAAAGCCTTGCTGTTATCGAGTGTGCCGTTTGAAGAAATGAAGATACCCAATCCACCCTCATGCAACTTACGCACATTCTTGGCTATACAGAAGTCGTGGATATTGTGGAACTTCTTAGAAAGGTCACTGTCGCCTGTGGTGTCATTCACACGCAACCCGGTAACGAAAGGTACATTGGTAATAGCCAGATCCACACTGCCATTAGGTATGCGTGTCTGCTCAAAACCTTGTATCTCCACCTTGGCATCGGGATAGAGCAATGAGAGAATGCCGCCAGATGTGCCGTCTATCTCAATGGCGTGAATGTTACTGCGCTCGCTTACCGTTGTAGGCATCTGTCCCAAAATGTTGCCAATACCTGCAGAACCCTCCAAGATGTTGCCACCCTTGAAACCAAGCTGATTTGCAATGTCCCAAAGTGTATCAACAACGTATGCAGGGGTGTAGTAGGCACTGTTAGCACTCATAACGGCTTGCTCGTAGGCTTCTTCTCCAAGCAACTCACGTATTTTCTTGTTACGCTCACGCTGTTTCCAGTCATAGCCTCCGTCGCTGAAAGCGGCTCCAAGACCACCCCAACCACTGAATTGTCTAAGCACACTCATCTGCTCAGGAGTGGCAGTCTCACCGCTCTCAAGTAATTCATGCGCCAACTCAATAGCCTTGATATTGGCCTCTATTCTGCCATTCACCGAAGTAGGGGCATGGTCTGCGCCACGCTCTGAATGGTTGTTGCGTGTATTCTTCGGCTGGGTCAGTCCATGAAGTCCAGCGGACACAGCCCTATCTTTGCCAGTGCTTTGTCCTCCTCGTCCTCCGTCAGGTCTTCCACCTTCTTGTGCAGCTGTTTTGCGAGGGCTTCCTTGGCTTTCTCGTAGTCCTTGCTGTTGTCCACTATTGTCGGCTGGCACTGTTTCGGTGCGTACCGCTTCATCATTTCCTTGTAATCCATTGTCTGATGTATTATCAAACAGCCCGGCAAACAAATCACCTACAGGCTGCTCTGGTTTAACTTTCTTAGTTGCTTTTTTCTTGGATGCAGGCTTTGGCTTGTCTGCTGGTTTCTCTGATGATGTTGGCTGAACGCCGCCATCCTTGGCACGTCTCGCCACCTCTGCCTTGATATGGGTGCCCATATCCTTGTCGTCGCCATACTCCTTGTCGAGTTCAGACAATTTCTTGTCTGAAATTTTAGGGAGCAACGTGTTGAGGCTCTCGATCTTCGATTTCATCGAATGGTCAGTCATGCCCGGATTGAGAATGTCAACAACATGAAGCTGTATGGCAGTGTCTTCTGGCAATGCCGCAACGGCATCCTCGTTAATACCATCCTCGTAGAAGTCGCCAACGGCTTCATGCTTCGGCTCGACTGACTCGCTCGGCTTATGACGCAACTGGTCCGGGTGAGCATTAACCCACATGACAGGAGCAAGGCCGGTGTCAATGCGGATGCCGCCCTCATCGTTAGGCTGCACTACAACTGCATCAGTCCATGTGCGGCCACCATCGGTTGAATACTGCACCTTGTCACCTGCTGCATACTCTCCTTCATTGGTCACGCCACTACCTATAAGATATTTGTAGGCTTCACGCTGCACCTGCTTCAGAAGGTCAGAATACGTAACATTGCTGTCAACGAAGACATTCCTACCGTAGCGGTCATTGCCGGTGCCTTCAGGATGGTCAACACGGAACATGATGTGAGTAACTTCAAGGTCGCTGCCTCCAAAGCCTTCTACACCCTTGGCTGCTCTTGGCTCAACGCCTATTGTCAGATACAGCTCGCGTCCTTCTTCTAATGGCAGGTGTATAGACACATCACCTCCAATAGGGGAAATGTTGGAAACTGCAAGTGGCTTTTTCTTACGATTGCCTTTCTTATCCGTCTGCTTTGAGTGAGAAGCCTCATAGTGGTTAAGGTTCAAATCAAAAATCAACTGGCTTGCAAGGTTGGCCGCATCCTTGACGGCCTTCTTCTCGGCATTACGCATGTAGCCGTATGCCTCGTTGTAGTCCTTCTCCACCTCGTCAGCCTCATAGTAGCCAAGCAGGGCAAGCTGCTCATTTACCTTGTCGAGGGTTTCATCTACTCGCTCTGCTGCTCCGGTGAGGGCTTGCTCGTCGCTTGAAGTTTCTGCGAGAGCCGTTGCTTCGCTTGCAACAGACTTTGCTTCTGCTGCAACAGCATCTGTATTTGCTGCTGTCTGCTTTTCGGTTTCTTTTCGTTGCTCATTTCTTGTTGCCTTTAATTCATTGTTTGCTTTTTCTGCGGCCACTTGTGCCTTGCCTTCCTCAACTATCATGTTGGCTTGTGCCATTATGTCCTTGGTAGGCTTGTCGAAATTCTCCACGTCAAAGGCTTTCACCTCTTCGTATGGAGTGAGGGCATATTTGTCATAGCCGGGAACATACTCCAGTCCTCCATAGAAAGCCTTTAACCAAGGGCGTACCTTGTCGCCCAATGCCTTAACCATCATGGAGGCATAGTTGCCAAACGACTCATTGCCACGCTCAACCATGGCCATGGCCAGACGCTGACCGACTGACATGAGCTTCTGACGCTGCTCTGCAGTCAGTTCGTCCGGATCACGGAACTTAAACCCGGCATCGCCCTCGTCGTCACCAATACCGAGAATATCACGAATGTCATTCATCAATCCGTTCATTTCCTCGTCACTGACCTCATACTTAGGCTTCTCCGGCTCTATTGGTTCTTCTGTTGGCACGCTCTCTACGCGGTTTGCAGGTTTCTTGCTTGCGGTCTTCTTACTTGTCGTTGGCTTCTTCGGCTCCACGGCATCGCGAAGTTCCTGCGCTGTCATTGGCTGGTTGTCTGCAACAGCTTCCTCATTACCAACCATTTCAGCGGCCTTGCGTGCGTCCTCTTCACTACGGAACATCCAGCCACCGCTCTCACGATCCTTCCAACCGCGTGCAGGGGCAAAGCGTCCCTCACCTGTCCGTTCTTTGGCAAACTCCTTGACGGCACGTTCTTGGTCGGCTGTCAAGTCATGGTCAAAGGTAAGTAGAGAAACATCGCTCGTCTTGCCCTTCTTATTGGTGTAGGTTGAAGGAGTGATGGAATAGCCGGCTTCTTCCGGTGCGTTGATTTCCACAACATCCTTCTTCACCGACGAGTACTCACCAAAAGGCTTTGTTTTCCTCTTGCTCGACTCTATCCACTTTTCAAAGTCTTCAAGGTTCACGCCAGTAATGTCAATTCTGCGGCCATTCTCCCAGCCCTGCTCGTAATTGGCAAGGTAGTCGCCCTTAGCCTCGTCTTGATCATTGAAGCCAAGCATAACCTTGTGCTCGTCAAAGCTGCCGTCGGGATTGTACTGGTCCACTACGAATACCTTGCGTCCGTTCCAACCGTCAATATCATTGGAGAGGAACACGTCAATGTGGTCGCCGTCAACACCCACGGCACCACGAATGTAGCCGTAAGTGTTGTTCATCTTGCTTTCCCATTGCTTGCCGTCAGCATCGGTGCCCTTACGCACGCTGCCCTGCGGCTGCTCAATGGTGATGTCAAACGTTCCAACTTGCACATGTCCCTTCTTATAGTTGCCGGCTTCCTTTTGTGCCTCGGTGGGGTCGGTGTTCACTTCGGCAGAGGCTGCTTCAATCTTGGCAGACAACGGCTGCTCATTGCCGTCAATATAGTTGGCTACTTCGTAGAGGTCGCCAAACTGCTTGCCGTCAATCTCATAATAGGTTCCGGGATAATTCTTGCTCTTGTCAGGAGCGTCAACCTTGATAACTTCCTTGCCATCAACGAACATACGGTGCTTGTAGATTTCTCCATATTCGCTTGGCTCCGTCCACTCGTCTTCGGTATCGGTGATGCGCTCGCTCAGTTTCTCCTCGGCTTCCTTCGCCAATGCGTCGGCATCGGGTTCGTTACCATTAACTGGTTCTTCACTGGCTACGACTGGCTGTTGAGGCTTTGCATCGCTCCCAGCAACAACCGTAGCTTGTTCACTTGCCTCGTCTCCTCCAGCTGGCTCTGCGGCTTCTGCTCTCCGTTTGCGTTCTGCAACGGCTGCGTCGATGAGGGCTTGTTGTTCTTTTGGTGTAGCATTTCTGAAATATTTGAGTACGTTTTTGAGAATTTCTTCCTTAGAGGTCACGTCTCCGCTGAACATGTCTATCTGACCTGCAGCAGATGATGCAGCCTCGTTATTGTATGTAGAGAGAACCTTGCGCAAGTCGCTCGGCTTTCCACTGTTCAGCAGGTCGGCAAGGAGCAACGTAACGCCATCAGTTACACGACTGTCTCCGTATTCGTCGTCAAACAGACCCTGCTGTCTGCCGTAAGGAGATACCGGCATACCTTCCTTATAAATCTCGGGCGAGTCAGACTTGGCACGACTCACAAGATCAACGGCTGCTGCCAATTCCTTGCTAAGGTCATAGCCGCTCTTGGCAAGTGTGCGGTTGTTGGCAATCTCGTTCAAGCCCATAACAACGGACTGACGAAGTGTCGGTGTGCTGATAATCTGGCGCACGGCATCGGGCGAAGTCTGGAAGACCTTGCCTATAAGTGTGTTCTCGATAAGTTCCTTACCTGCTGCCGACAAAGCATTGCCAGTGCGAAGCTCTGGTAACTGCATTTCGTTAATAACTCCTGCATCCAACAACTGACTGATGGCAGAAGCCACTGATTTGTCGTCGGCATAGTAGTCAGACATGCGGTCAAAGCGGCTGATGTCATTGGTGATGCTTGTGAACACATTGTCAGGAACAATCTTGCCAAGTTTCACGGCGTGCTCAGGCTTGCTCTGCTTCTTCTGCTGTTCTGCGTTGAAGCGTGCAAACGTACTTGCATCGTATGGCAGTTCCTCATCTGGAACAAAGACAACACGCGGATGCTGCATACCGTCTATCTGCTCGGGAGTGAAACCGAACATGGCTCCAAACTCGCGCAAGTGGTCCACATACGCCTTGTCTGTGCCGTTCTTTGCTGCAATCTCGCCCGACATAGTGCGGTTGTTGCCCGAAAGCACAACGCCGTCCTTGCTGACAATGACTGGTGTCTGCAAAGCTCTGCTGTCGTAGCTGTCGGCCATATCCCTTACAATGCGCTGCGCGTCTTTGTCACGCTTGTAGTCACGGTCATTCACGCTCTCACCATTCTCATCAACCGGGAAACCTTCAGTAGGCTCGTAGGCATTGTTCACGTCATGGCTGGCTGTGGCTGCTCCTGCCTCTGTGAGGACGTAGTGACCACGGATTGTAGAACCATCTGCAAGGGTGATAGCATTAGGATTGCCCTCAACCTTGGTGGCTCCGTCCCACTTTGCTTTTATCTTCGGGTTCACGGCATGAGTGCCGACGGCCTCTTGCTCGGCTGCTTTCTCAGCGGCAATGCGCTTGTCTTCCTCCAGACGTGCAACGGCTTCGGCGTGTAGCTTTTCCTCGCGAACCTTGCGCTCTGCCTCCTGCTGCTCACGGATAGCACGCTTTCTGTCATTCATAAGGGAATTGATGCGCGACCATGCGTTCAAGTTCTCTTCTGCTGCGGCTACTTGGGCGTTATACTCTTCCATGGCGGTGTTGTAGTTGGCCTCTGCTTCCTGCTGCGCCTTTACCATTGCCATTGGTGAACCTTTCAGAGAAGGAGCTTTCTTTGTGGGTTCCTTCTTCTTCAACGCTTCAAGTGCCTTAGTCGCCTGTTCTACTTGCGCTCTCACGATGGCAGTAGTATTTTCATCATTGCCTCCAGTAACCTCGTTGAGAGCATCAAGGGCTGTCTCGCGGTCTGCCTTCTCAAACATAGGTTCCTGTGTCTCCTCGTTGATGGGTACACGGGAGAGAGCGGTCTGCTGCATTTTGGCAGGTTCTTCCCACTCCACACCCTGCGCTTCAAGTTGGTGCTGGGCAAGTTCATTGCCGCCACGCGCCATCTGTACAAGTTCTTCCGTTGTCGGAGTTGCAGGAGCAACTAAATCATGGTCAAGCGGTTCGGTACTATCTGATACCTCCTCAGTAGCAGCCGCATCTTCGGCATACTCTCTCGCCCATACTTGATTGCCGTCAGCATCATTGATGCTCTCGACATTGTTCTCAAACTCCTCGGCAGGGATAACCTGCACACGCTTTCCGTTCAACGGTTCGTCCGTGCGTATCTCCACACCGTCATCGCTTATACCCTGCACCTCGCCATGAATGGTTGCGCCTTCACCATCTATAAACGTAAAGGTGTCGTTCACGCCATATTCTACGCCATCAGGCGTTTCCTGTACGTTTTCACCATCATTCTGTACACTTTCATCCGAATTTGGTACGTTTTCACCATTGGCTTGACGCTCCTGCTCGGCTTGCACGGTACGAGCCATATTGGTGGCATCCACACCACCTTGTATATCCTCCATGCTCATGGGCACGACATTCTGGCCGTCAACAGTCACGTTGACAGTTCCATCCCCATTGTCAACAAGTCCCTGCTCGTTGGCAACAAGCGTCACTTGCGTCTGTTCTCCATTCTCGTCAGTCAACGTATAGGTGTCACCTTCATTGAAAGACACCACACCGTCCACGTTGTTTGCTGCGGTCTGTGACATCTCCTCAATGATAGCTTCCCTTGCTCTCGCTTTCTCCTCCTCGGGGTCTACGGCTGCGTCCAAGCCACGGATAAGGTCTGGCGGAATTACTTTCATCTCGCCAGTCTCAACATCACGGATAACAATCGTGTTGTCCGATTTTTCCCTATCAACGCCCTTTCCGTCATCGAACATCACCACATTGCCACTGACGATATAGACTTTCTTGTCCGTGCCGTCCTCGTTCTGCAACTTCAATGATGCAGGGTGTATCATTCCGTCATGGCGGTTCACACGGCTGTCTACTGTCGCATTGGTTTCCTCAATACGGCTGTCAATGTCGTCCTGCACACGCTGTACCATACCATCGTATGCCGACTTCGCGTTAGCATAATCAATGACAGACTGAAGCTTGTCCGTATTGCCCAACTGCTTCTGCTCCTCAATGTAGCGCAAAGGATCATCGCCAATAAGAGCGTCCACCTCGTCCACATTCTCAATGCCATGCTCCTTCGCCACCTGCTCACGTTTCATGTCAAGCAGGTTCTTCGCATCATTCATGGCCTGTGGTTCCGTGGTGTCGTAACCCTTTGAGTAGTTGTCATTCACGCTCTGCACCTCGGGACGCTGCTCCTCATCGTCACTGGCATTGTTCACCTGCGCAATGTTGTAGCCTCTCATCATCGTCAGATTGCGCACATAGTTCAATGCCGCTTTCTTTTCTTCTGGATGGAGGTCGGGATTGTTGATGATGCCTGTCACTACATCCGCCATCTTGCTGTTGTCCGTGTTGTCAATCTTGTCGCGCAGAGGTACCCAGCGTTCTGCGGTCATTCGGAACGAGGCGAGGTTGTCGGCTTTGTCCGTGTTGTGCTTGTAGCGGTAGTACTGTGCCGTGTGATGACCCTGCATCATCATCGGTACAGAGCCAAGCAGTGCGCCCATGGTAGCACACCCCAGCCAGATGTCCACATGGTTCTGCAAGTTCGTCATGTCGTCCCATGCGTCCCCGGCATGGCCAGTAAGCGCATCAAAAAGCGACCCCTCGTATTCCTCCAAAGCCTCACCGGGCAAACCATTATAACCGCCAGACTCAAGCAATCTACTATACTGCTTGTACCATTCCTTGTTGCCGATGTTTGTCATCGCACCCGACAACTTGCTCAGCCCTATCTTCTCCAAGCCTTTCTTCACCATGCCACCGACACCGGGAATGAACTCACCGAACATCTCCGAGCCGTTCTCGCGTGCTTGCTGACGCTCTGCTTCAGCAAAGGCAGGGAGTAGTCCCATAGCGTTCTCTACCGTATAATTGCCATTGTCGTCCACACCGACCTTTCCCGAAGCCAGTGTACCCATCGTAGCGGCTGTTCTGCCTATGCCAGTTGTATTGCTGACGTATGCACCGGCCATATGGGCACCTATCAGCACACCTGTCGCTTTCAGCGTCCTGCGCACCACGTCGTTCTTCCACAACTGGGCAGCTTCCTTGCCTGTCACCTTGGCTAAACCTTTGGCCATTCCCTTTGCTGTTCCTCGCATGATGCCCTTGGCCATGCTGCCAGCACCGGGATTGAGCATAAGGTCTTTCATGAAGTCGAGTGAATTTGCAGTCATGCCACCAGCCCTTGCCCATGCACCATAATCTCCGCCATACATACCCTGCACGGCATTGTCCGTGGCAAAATTCTTCAGAACGGCCTCGGCTGTCTGCTCTTCTCTTGTCAGAGGCTTACCTGCCGCACGTTTTTTGTTGATGCTGTCAATATGCTTAGAGGCACGCGTCAGGGCGGTTGCGTCACGCATCTCACTCATACCATCAGTAAAGGTATAGCCGTTCAGTGCCGTTGTGCCGAGCGAATGCCAGAAACTGTTCATCTGGTTGTTCTTCTTGTCCTCCAACAACTGGATGGTCTGATGGTTCTTTCGGGCTGCGGCCATGAGTTGCAGGTACTCGTCATCGTTGTCATATTTCGACATACGAGCCTCCAGCTCACCAGCTGGACCTGCACCGGGTGTCATGGCTGCTGCCGACTCACGCATGAAGTCGTTGAAACGCTGGTTAGGGCGTTCATCAATCTCCTTCATGCGCTTTTTCATGGCCTCGTCCAATCTGTCACGCTCAGCATAAGCATCACGCAACTGACCACTTACGCTCATGCTATCCTTGTACGCGTCGATGGTATTCTGCTCCAAATCAGCCGCACCACGATCTGTGAATTCGTTGCCACTTTCCGTGATATAGGTCTGCTCCATCTTGCCCGACTTGGGGTTGTACTGTGGTTTCTTGGCTACGACCTTGGTATTTTGTCCCAAGCGCACACCACTGTTCTTATCTCCAATGGTGACGCGCGGCACTCTCAGACCAGCGTTGGCTCTTGCATAGTCCATGCGGTTCTGCGTACGCTGGATCGAGGCATTTGTCTCGGCCATCATGTTGCCTACATTGGCCAGCACCTTCTGGCGGTAAGCCTCAGTGATGGGCGTCCCCTTGGGTTTGGCTGGAGTTGACTTTTCAGGAGCAGGTGCCACCTGCATCTTCTTCATGAACTCCTCATACGAGGAGCCAATCCGCGCACCATTTGCAGAAAGCAAGTCATACACCTTCTTGCGGTTCTCGTAATGGTCATTCCCCGTGAACCCCTTCAGGAAAGTTTTATAGTCCTGCTTATACCCACCCTGTTGCAGGGTAGCATACACTTTTTTGAGTTTACTATTGTCTAATGGCATAATGATTTCTGTTTTGCGTTATATTGTCAGTCCTGAAGCCCAATTGCCTCCTCGCTTGCCACCACTCGGCTTTGCAGCTGGTTTCGCCTGTGGCTTCGTTGCCGCAGGTTTCTTCCTAATTCCGGGGTAGAACACCTTCTTTGATGTGGTCTTCTTGGTCTTCTTCTTGCCCGTAACTTTGCCACGACGCAACACATCGCTGTCTGTGCTGTCCGTAGTGTTCACAGTCACACTGTCAAGTGTTCCATGCTGGCGAGCCTTGGTAATAGCTTCGTTTTCGGTCTTGGCATAATGCATGTTTCCGTTCTCGTCCCACCACTGGAAACGTCCCCGGGTATTGGTTTTGTGCTCATTTGCTGAAGCGTAATGGTCTGCAGCTGAAGCATGGCTTGCTTCGGCCGATGCCGCCGCTGCCTTGCCTCGGTTTCTCTCCGTGTTTACCTTTTCCTTATAGAGGTCTGGAGCATTTTCCGCTTCTGCCTCAGCGGTAATAGCCTCCTGCTCGGCTTTAGTGGCCTTACCAGCTTGCTCACGCTGCTTGTCGGGCTGCAATGCCGCAAGCCATCCGTGCTCCTCTTGCTCACGCTGTGCCTTCTCCCTTGCCAATCTCAGTGCCTCCTGCTGCGCTTCCATTTCTCGCAAGGTCTTGGCACGCTCATTCTGTGCGTCACCGATTTTGAGTGAATACTGGAGATATTTGTCCGCGTTGGCTTGTCGTTCAGCTTTCAGCTTCTCCAGTTTCTCCTGCAATGGCGTGAGCTGGCTTGCCTCCTTGTGGTCATACATGTTAGGAGCACCGCGAGTAGTGAAGAAAAGGTTGCTCAACGCTTGCAGACCGTCGCTGACAGCTGAAACAATCTTCGCTGACTTCTCTCTGCGTTCTCTCTTCTTGCGTTCCTCCTCGGTTTCCGGTTCCACGCGGTTGGCGGCTTCCTGCAAGGCTGCTATCTGCTGATCGTAGCCCATCGTGTCGTTGTGTGGCGACACACCGGCTGGCTTGTCGGCAGGTGGTGCCACGTCAGTCTTTGGTGGTTCCTTCGACTCCGACGGCTCCGGCGCATTGCCTCCGCTGTTCTGCTCGGTCCATACCTCCGTCCCTTTCGGTGCTGGCTCTGGCTGTGCAGGCTGCTCGGCCCAGTCAAGCGAACCTTTAGGTGGGGTATATCCACCATCATTGCCCTGCTCGTACTGTTCCTGCTGTTCTTCTGTCCAATTGCTCATGTCGAATGTTTTTAGAAGGCTCCAGCAATCCCTGCACCTGCTTTGGCAACGCCCTGCACGGCTTGACTGATGGCTTGTGCCTTGTTAATCTCCAAATTGTTCAACGCTTCGTTGATCTGCGAGTCGCGCTGCTGATAGGTCTGCTCAATCTGGTCTTTGCGGTTCTCCGCATTGACAGCTATCTGCGACGTCGCATCGGCCAATGCTTGTGCGTTCGCGGCCTTGGCTGCTGCTGTGCTCTCGTCAGTACCACCCATCACGGCTTGGGCACCTGCCGCCTGTCGGTTGCGGTTCCTGATGCTCTCCTCCGTCTGGGTGAGTATGCGCTGAGCGTCCGCCCTCTGCGTCGCATCCTCGTTATAACGACGGTCATACCAGTTCTGGTTGGTCTCCTTCTGTGCTTGGAGGTTCTTCTTCACTCGTCTCATCGCCTTGCTTGCGCTGATGCCGCCAAAGATGCTGCCGGCTGCTCCGAGTGCGCCTCCTGCTATGCTACCAATTAGTCCCATATCGTTTTATGTTTCAAAAGTTATAATTCGTGCGCTAAATTAGTAATGTATCTTTGCCCAGTACTTTTAACTTTTGCGCCAACGGCGCAACACAAAACATATTCAATATGAAGGGAATGAAGACCGGTGGCCGGAAAAAGGGCACACCAAACAAGGAGAACCCGATTAAAGGGTTCATCAAAACACATTCCTTGGCATACTTCGAACCCAAGGAAATAGTTGGCGACGATGGTAAGAAGCGCACAATGTCAGACTTCGATTGCGACATGATGATGCTTGCGCCTGACGATCGCGTAAACGCCGAGCTTCGCTTGCTGGAGTTCCATACGCCAAAGATGAAGGCTATCGACGTTGACATGAACGCACACGTCAGCGTACGCACAATAGAAGACAAGCTGCGCGTCCTTTGTGGCGAGGAAGAAGATGATGATGACGACGACGAGGACGATTAAGCCAGTCTCTATTTCATCTACTTTTAGACCGACTCATTTTGTTTACTCATAGTTTTTTAGGCTTCGACCTGTCCGTGAGGATGGGTCGTTTTTGTTTTCATGCTCTTCAATAAAAACCCCTATGGGGTTATTAAAAACGCGAAACAAAAACCCCTATGGGGTTATTTATAAAACCCCTTACCCGTTTTTTTAACTGCATGAAAATCAACCGTAAATAAACCCCTCGACAACTACATAATTTTCCAAGTAATCAACGACTTAAAACAGAAAACTCCACTGAAACGAATTGTAAAGAACGTGCTTAAACCCTAATGAACTATGACAAAAAGCGAAAAACATAAAATGCCGTTATTCGTTGATATTTAAGATGTTGCAGCGAATAAAAACCCCTATGGGGTTATTTTAGAAACCCCTAAGGGGTTTTTCAAAAGAAGAAAACTCGACACAAATAATATCCCCTATGGGGTTTTCCTCGCGCGCGCGTATAGATATAACGAATGTTATATAAACATAAAGGATAAAGGAATATAGATATATATTATACTCCTTACGTCGTATAATACGACAACAACGACGACAAAAAGACTTCGAGTTTGAAGTTCTTTTTTTTCTTTCTGAGATACTACAAGATGAAAATGTCCGACCTTGCAATTGCAAAGCCGGACAAAAATTAAAAGCCCTTACCTTTGGTGCGTTCATACACCGCCTCACGTTCCGTGTCAACGTTTTTAATTCTGAATTGAACTGCACATCTTTCCGGGATGCTGTCCGGCAGCTTCGCCGCCAGCCGTGATATTATCTCGTCAATGTTGCTGAAGCCAATGTCGCTCACCTCGGCCAGAACCTCACCACGGAAGTAGGCCCGGGCATAAATCATGTACTTCGGTGCTATGCGGAACAAAGCGTCCTTCCGTTCGTCAACGTCTCGCGCCATTCCCTGCTTACTCCTGCGTGTGCTGAAGAAGATGAAGTCAATCACTTTAGCGTTGAGTTCCCACGCAGGTGTGAAGTCCAACTTGATATAACCTCGTGTGATGGTGCGCCCATGAGAGTGGTTCATGGCAAATGCAACCTCGTCAATGGATGCTTTGCAGTCGTTCTGCGCCACTGTTCCCCATGTGTGCCGGAACGTGTATGCCTTGTACTGCTTCGCTTTCGGGATGCCCATACTCTCACAAACCATCTTGATGCCTTTGTTCACACAAGCACAGAAAGAGTCACTGTCACAAAACCTTTCATGGAAGTTGAAGAAGTACTTGCCGTTTGGATCGTGCGATTTATACTTCTCCACCAATGGCTGGATAACCGGCTCCACTCGCATTTCGATATACGCATCATCCGAGCGTACCTTCTTCGTCTTCGCCCTGTTGTAGCATAATATTCCGTTGTGATAGCCGTCCCTTGGCATTTCGAACAGGTCAACCGTGTTGATACCTGCAAGGCAAAGTATCATCTTCGCCACGTCACGCCCAATCTCTGGCACCGGGTCAATGAACTTCGTTTCCGGCAATGGTGCGGCAAAGAACAGTCGGCATTCCTCCGGGCTGATGGCAATCTTTGTCGAGCGGTCCGCCTGTGGTATCTTCACCTTGCCCCAAGGGTTCGTCCTGATACGGATGATGCCGTTGTCGTAGTCGTTGTATTCCTTGATGGCAGCTCTGAACACTTGCCTTATGCACACAGGGTACATCTCCTTTGCCCTGTGTGTCTGCTCCAACGTAGCTATCCATCGGTTTACGAATGTCGATGTCAGCTGGCCGAACATAAGCCTGTTGGTACCTGCAAACCTCTCCATGTGCTGCAACGCCAGTTTGTAGTTCTTGGCGTTCCGAACCTGTCCGTTGTCAATCATGCGGTCTATGTGAAGTGCAGCATAGTCAGAGAAGCACAAGTCCTCGTCCTCCTTCGTCACATACTCGATGATCTGCTTGACCGTCCAATTCGTGCTGTCAACACGATTGAGCAGTTCCGTAAACCGAAGTATGCGCCTCATGCAATACTCGTTCACGAAAGCGTCCGTAATGTCCCCGTTCTTGTCGAGCAGTTCTTTTGTAACAACCTTGTCAGTCTTGATGTATCCGGGCTTACGGTTCTGCATCACCCGAATGTACACTTGAAAGAAACCGTCCTTGCGCGGTCTTCTAATTACTGGTTTGAACAT